GGTGTATATTTCTTTAAATGAATAACTTCATTTGGTCTATCAAATTCTGTATAGGCTATTGGGTTCTCAGTTACTTCATCTCCAAAGTTTCTGAAAAATACTGCCTTGCCATAAAGCAATTGAATAAATCCATCACGCAGCCTTCTTACTCTCATAGTCTTTGCTGGGATATGCCCAATGTATCCAATATTTCCTGTTGCAGTTCTTCCTATTTCTAGGTATCCGTTTCCAGTTGCTTCGAGGTCGGTGTAAGCCTTTATTAAAGTTTCTGTAAATGTGTCTTCATCATTGCATGAGTCTAGCCACACCTGAAGGTCTTGCCTAAGCTTGTTTAATTTTCTTCGTGCCTTTTCTAATTGCTTGTCATCTGTTATGGAGTCAAAAGCATCGTTAGTTTTTTTAGTCTCAAGAAAATCATATCCTAGCCCTACAATGTTTGCCACTTTTGCATTTATTGCAGAATAGTTATAAGTAGAAACTTCATAAATTTGAGAAAGGTACTCTAGGTTATATACTGGCTGAACCAAGTCAAATAGGGCATATCCAGTTACTGCCTGCTGCAACAGATTCTGCTGAGTACCTGTACCATCTTGGCCCGTAAAAGATTTTGTAAACTCTCTAGAGACTTTTCTTCTAAATGCTGGGCTCAAACCTGTAAATTTTTTTATGTCTTCTGCGCCTACATTAAACGGATCATCTTCAGTAGATTTTGATTTAGAAATGCTAAACATATCTCCGACATTTTTAATTTGAACTTCTTCTGGCATTTCAAATTTATCTTCTGTAAATTCCATTTTTATCTCCCTGGAAGCTGAAGCTTCTTCATTTCGTCTTTATAGTTTCCAATATCTAGTGGATCTGGAACCATACCCCACTCTAATCTTTTTTGCTGGTATTCAAATTCTTCATCGTCAATTTTGCGCCGTCCTGATAAAAATAATGGGCGCCCCTCATATATGCCATAAGAGCTAACCTCTCTAGCCAGAGCATCGATCTTTGACTTGTTGCCTTTTTGCGACGCAACCGAAAGAAAGTTTCCATCATCATCACCGATCCACCTTCCGTCTGGCATCTCCCAGACATAAAGACCTAGTGTAGTCTCTTCATCTAGAATTGCTGAGTTTATTTTTTTAATATCCATAGTGTTTTATTTTACCACTAGTTGTTGTATAAGTCCAGCTTTTGTCAAGCCCAGGTACATTTTTGTTAATTATACAGAAACCCAGTCATTAGAGTAAGCGTTTGCGGAATTTTCTGTCATGGACATTGACGAATCTGCTGCCGATACCACATATCTGCCAGTCCAGAGGTCGTAGTGCATCTCAGCAAATGCCTGTGTTCCAGCAAGCTCATATATTGCAATATTTTGATAAACAGCTTCAGGGCATCCAGATACTGAGTAATTAAACTTTATGTCGTCTGTGACTGGATCTTCAAAGAATATAACAACGTGATGTAGCCTATCTTCTTTAAATACATCATGTATGTTGGTCTCTGAAGTTTTGTTTTGCCTATTAACATATATTGCAGCTATGTTGGTTGAGGTAATTACACCATCAATGCCCCAAGAATATTCTGTTGAAGAGCCCTCATTAAATACAAGATTTCCTCTGTCTGCCAAAATTTCCGAAACATCGGCATAAACCTGTCCTGATGGCTGACTTGCTGAAGCTGATTCGGCATCATCAACCAACAAGCCGCTTGCAACTATATCAATCATTAGAGCTGGATCTATTAAATAAGTTGAACTTGGGGTATAAAAAAATTCTATTGTATTTATATTCTTTTTGGTATTTAAATTGAACCCAGATCCTTGGCTACAAATAAGACCATTTTTTGAGTTTCTCATAAGAACTGGAGACAGATAGTTTCCAAATGTGATGTTTGAGTTAAAGCCGCTATCAAGCAGGTGGGATATTTTTGCACCACCATTTAACGGGTATATGGATTTATCATTATAAAATGAGATTATTAGATCATAGATTCTTGGATTAAAATGAATTGTGTTTTGAGAAGAAAATCTTATAGACAAATAAACTTTTCTTAATTCATTAAAGTCAGAATTACTGTATCTATATTTTGGAATTGAAAATCCATTTTTGCATTTAAAAAAGGAAACGTTATCTATGCTTGCATATACTTCTACGCCATCTGTTGCCTTCCATTCTATTTTTGAAGAGTTTAAATCAAATCCCAAAGGTACTGAAATGACATCAGATATTGATGTTTCTATTAAATTCTCTGTTCCGTCTCCAGCCAGGTACAAGCTTTGCTCTGTGTTACTATATTGCAATAATGCATTGTCAAACATAGACCAACTTTTGTTTAATGGATAAACATACTGGTATTGCCTAGATATTCCGTTATCATATATCTGAAAAATTTGTCCGCTATCTGGAGATGCTATTTGAATTGGCGCAATCCCTTGTGCAGAAATATAATGATTTTTTACCTGAACTGAATTTAAAGCATATCTATAAACAGAAGCACAATCTATTAAAAATTTATCTTCAGGTCTTGATGAAGGACCACTTTTAAATTGTATTGCTGTATTTGAAAAAGAAAATTCTTCAAAATAACTTGAAGTAACAAGTTCTCCATTTACATATATAAACATTGCTCCTACAGAATAAACTGCTACAACTTGAAACGCTTGATTTACATTTGGCATTGCATAAGATAAAATCTTATCTTCTAATTTAAAAACAATATTACCGTATTGCCAAAATATGCCTACCTGCCTTATTTTATCAGCAAATATTGGCGTATATGCAGGAGACACTCCTATAGTAGGATAGATCCAAACTTCTATAGAAAAATCATTATCAGAAGTATCTTTTGTTGCAAATCCTGGAGAGTCTAAGTCGCCAAAGTAATTCGTTCTAACATCATATTCTATATGGGTTTCGCTATTAATTAACTTACTGCTTACCCCGTTTGACACAATAGGCAAAAAATCAAAGTCTAGCGTTCCATAATATACACCATTATTTGAGTACTGTGAGGAATCATAAAATACAGATCCGCTAGTTTCATCCAATAGCCATAGGCCTACTGGGTTGTCTTTTAGTACATCAAGTTTATAGGACATGCTTACATTATACCGTTATATTCATTATATACAAATTATGCGTTAGGGGTTAGCCCAGACTGTCTTGCCTCTTCCCACTCTTTAAACATTTGTGCCTGTTGCTCTCTTACAGATCGAATCTCTTCTTCCCATTGAGCTTTTTTTTCATCGCTATATTCAGACTCAGCATAATCCCAAAATGAACCAATAGTATATCTTGTCCCAGACTTTATAAGCCTAACTTCGTGTTCATTGTGTGCCCCACCGTTAAATGCAGCAAGCATTCCAACCTTAGGCTTCATGACTATATCGCTATCTTTAAATGCAAGCTCTCCGCCATCAAAATCGTCATTTAAATAAACAAACGTAGCCCACTTGCTTCTTTCAAAAGCATTATACTCTCCGTCTGTACTATTATCTGAATGGAATCTTGCAAAGCCTCCAGTAATCCACTTTTGTGCGTGGTAGCTAACTTTAGTCATTCCACCACCTCTAGCTTTTTCAACACCAAGCTTAATGTTATTCTCAAGCTCTTCAAAAAAATCTAACGGTAGATTAAACTTTAAAACGTCTTCATTATTTGGCAAGTTAGACGCATAAGACTCATAAAAAGAAATTGGGTCCCATGGCAAAGTGCCTTTATTTACAGAATGATCCCAGTAGTCAATTATTGACTTGCATTGCTCTGGCGTTAAAAAGTTTTCAAATATTACAATATCATCTTTTAGATGAACCATATTATTTAAGTTCATTAGACTTATCCTTATGCTCCATTACGGTCCAAAAAAATGGAGATGTATATCTGCATCCTGCAGTTACTTCTTTAACTCCATGGATGTAGTTCTTGTCTCCTGGAAAGAAGTATGCTCCTCCTGTTTTTGGCTTAAATTGTATGTCTTGAAGCGGGAAGTATAGCTCTCCGCCTTCATAATCATCATTTAAATAAAATATTGAGGCAATATCATAATGTGGAAAATCATTTGGCATTCCAGCATCTGGACCCTCATGTAACTCTTTATCTGCATGAGGCTCTTGTCTTGTTCCAACTGGCCATCTTACAATTGCTGGTCCAGTAGGGGAAACAACAACATTGAAGAACTCTTCAATAGACTGCTTAAGTCTTTCAATCATATTATCAATAGTAGTAATAACTGTTGGATCCGCTTTATTCAAAGAAAGCTGTGTTGCCACTCTATCTGCCCATAAATTGGCATCATATATAACAGTGCCATTTTCATTTACATGAGTCTCTGTATAATCCCAGATTGTGTTATTTCTTGCAAAATTACCTAGCTTTTCAATTTCTTCTTGGGTTAAAAAGTTTTCTAACTCTACAATGTTATCTTTTGAACTGCCAAAATATCCCGAAGGAATTATTGATTCAATTCCATCGTGGTTATGCTTTTTATTAGAAATTTCTCTTTGCATGTTATCTCCTATTTGTATTTTCTTCTTGACCAAAAGAGCTTTTTGTAAACTCCACCTTCTGGCTTTCTAAATGTTTTATATGTTTGAGTATAATTGTCGTGCAGTTCTTTGGGACTATAAAATTTCAGATCCATTTCCCAGTCTTCTCTTTTAAAAGGTATTACTTGAACAAATGGTGTACCAGCTTTAATTACTCCGACAAAATCTTCCTTTAAAAAGAATGGCATCATCCCTGAAGAATTTATCTTGTCGTTGTCTATTATACCAGCCACTGTAATAAAAGGTAAGTCAAAATGATTCATTGGATTGATATACAGTGCGCTATATCCTTCTGGCAAACCTGGTGCCCAATTTGGCCACCAATGGAAATGATTTTCTGAATAGCCATGCGGAGTTGGGAAGCCAGGCATTGGTGGTCTTTCTCCACAAAACTCTTCATAGCCAGAAGAAGTTTTAACTTTTTTAATTCCATCTTGCATATAAAATTCAATATCGCATGGAGTTTTTAAAACATAGCCCGTTGTAAATAAGTCTAAAACTGCAGGGCATGCTTTAAATGTCGGATACTTATTTCCCGCTTGATCTACAAAATCATTTCCAGTAGATGGGTCTTTAAAAAATTGATCTACTTCGTGATACCACTGTGGAATTACCTTAGAAGTTGGTTCTGGAAAATTATTACTATTTGGTGTATTGTAAACTCTGTTTGAATGAAATGTAATTTTATTTGGCATTTTTAATCCTATCAATAACTTTTAATCTTAAAGCCTTAACTTCATGGCTACCTATGCTTTTCCCTAAATGATCAACAGCATCTCTATAAAAATTAGACCACTTCCCGCTTTTGTTTATTTCGTATACTATTTTAGAATACTCTTCTGTTGGGAAAAAATTAGGTGACAAATCTGACATATCTTTCATTATTGCTTCAGAATTATTAAGATCAGTAAGTGATATTGGAAGAATAGAAATAATTGGAGTTCCCGCTTTAATTGTTATTTCAGTGTTTGGTCTCGTAATTCTCCAAGCACATGGTAGCTCGCCCTTAAAAAATGAGGTGCTTATTATTGTAGTAAATGGCTGTACTCCATCACGTAAATAATTAGGAACTGGCATTTGCAAAGTACTTACATTTTCTTTTGTTCTTATCATTAAGCCTGTATTAAAGCTGACAGTCGCATTTGCCCTTGTTGTATAAGCATACTTTTCACCTTGCAATATCTTAACATGGTCTGGTGTTGAGTCTGATATGCCATCCCAGATAAAAGTGATGTCTTCTGGAAAAGAAAGCCCCCAGCCAAGTCCATTTGTTAAACTTACTGGAAAACACTTATAAGCATGAGCATCAAAAGTCTCATCCATCCAGTCTCTTTTTACAGATAATGGTTCTATTAAAGCAGTATCTTTACGTACCTTATAGACATCAAGCTCAAACATAATTAAACCTCGTATGTTGCGTTATTATATGCTACTGTGTGAGCTTTGTCGTTATAATCCATCATGGTAACAATAGAATATTTAATTCCAGAAGTGACTGGCAATGCTCTGTGTGAGAACAGATATGTTGAAGGGAAAAGATACAGGTCTCCAGCCTTTGGCTTGACCTCTAAGCCCAGTTTACCGAAGCTGAGGCCTCCACCTTCGTAATCGTCATTTGGATACGCTACAGCGGAAACTGTGGCTATATAAGACCATCCATGATCGGCATGCTCCTGGAAGTGCTGTCCTTCGCCATAACGAATAAAATTCATTGCTTCCCAATAATCTAGCTTAATACTATACTTGGCACAATAATCATTTACGGCAACAATCTGTGCATCGTAGACATCCTGCCAAATAGCATCAAATTCTAATTGATGTTTGTCTTTGTTTGGGTAGTCAAACTTTTTAATCTTAAAGTCAACACAGTCACGATATTCTGGCATTTTTTGCCTATAACCAACAGTTGCTTCTTGCCACTCATATGCACCATTGCTATCTGCTATTGATTTTTCTAGTCTGTTAGGAATATCAAATTCTGGCTTGATCACATCTCTATAAACCCAAATGCCTGGGAAAAGCTCTTCCTTAGAAGAAAAATTAAAGTTTTTTGTTGTCATAGTTGTTGCTCCTTATGTGTTAATTGTAACATTTCATCTGGTAGTATGTCAATGATTATATGTATTCTTTCTTGATCTGTTGGATTACTAACGGAGTGAGGCATTTGATTATTTATTTCATACCACCTGCCCTTTTCCATATGTACAGTATTATTCATGACCGTAAATGTAATTTTTTTATTTGTTAGAATTGGTATATGAACCCTTCTAGAATAATGAAGAAGTGCTCCTCCGTCAGTGTGCTTTAAAACTTCTGAGTTTGGCAAAAGCTTAATAATTTCGCACCGAATTACAGTTCCACTATAAAAATCTTCTAAGTATTTAAATATATTGCTTAGTTCTTCTTGAGCGGTATGTGTTTTTAAATCATTTCTATAAAAAGTTTCAATTGGCGTTCCTGGTGCCCAAGCATAGTCGGTTTCGCATATTCTATACATTTGAGTCTGTGTATGAACTGCACCCAATGCCTGTCTTGATAGATCTAGAAACCACTCATCTGTATAACCTAGAATCTCATTTAAAATGCCATCAATTTTAAATTGGCCTTGATCAATAATTGACCATTTACTATCTTTTTTGATTCTTTTGTACATACTCGTAAACCTCCATATCTAAAGCATTGATTTCTTCAATTCTTTTTAATTGAGATTTTGTCATCTCTATACCTAGATTATTAGATCTATTTGCCTTATCAGAATACTTAAATGTGGTAAATCCAAAATCCTTTTCAAAAACCTTATTAAGGTCCCGCTTAAAAGCCTCATGGTTATCAAGAGTGTAGCAATTAAAAGTATCAATATTGGCCTTAACATCATTAAAGTCTAAAGAATAATTCTTTATAAACCAGGCGTTATTAACTGCATTTTGAAATTCATTTACTCCGTTATTAAACTTTTCATAATCCATATATCCAGTTAAGAACTTAGCCTGTAAGTTTGATTGGATTTGCTGTTGACTTCCATATAACCAACTGTCAAGTTTTTGGTGGGCTTCCGATTTTGTTCTTATTAGTCCAGTAGTGTAATTAAAATAGCTTATAAATCTATCCACTGGGTTTCTTACAACGGTAAATACTTCTGGCTGATCCATAAAATCAAGTGGCATTAGTCCAAAATGTCCTGCAACATACCTACTTGCCTTTATTTTTTCTGGATCAATTATACTTCTATTGGAAGAAAAATGCTCAACCCCACCTGATATCAGGTGGGGAAGAACATTATTACTTAGATATATTCCTGCGGTTCTAGGTATATGTAAATGATATACAGACACTTTATGCGAATCGCTTTAGGTTGTGAACCAGGAGTCCTCCTGCAAGAAGGATATCTACTGGATCTGCATCAAACTCATAAACTGTTCTCTGCTCATCGATAACTTCAATTGATGAGATTTTAATTTCTACAAAATCTCCGCTGGTTTTTCTTTCAATTAATACATCGTTAATTTCAAGTGTTCCAGTTGAGCCGAAGAAGTAAACATCTCCTCTTCTTACTAAGACTGTCTGCTCTAAAGAGAATCTCTTTGTAGCATCGCCATTAATTGTAATTGTTACATCTTTTACAGATGGAATAATATTTACAATTTTTGTCTTAGTTAATTGCAAATCTGTGATTGATTTGCTTGTCCATGTATAAGGATCCATTTGTTTTTCATCAACTAATTCAGACCATGTTGCTGCCCAAATTTCATCTCCGATTGAAACAAATTTTGCTGCCTTGAATTCAATTGAATTATCTTCTCCAACAGTCATAATTGGAGTATCTTCATCAATACATCTTGCAAATGAAGGTGGCAAGAAGTAAGGTGGGAAGAACGGTGGGAAGAACGGTGGGAAGAACGGTGGGAAGAACGGTGGGAAGAACGGTGGGAAGAACGGTGGGAAGAACGGTGGGAAGAACGGTGGGAAGAACGGTGGGAAGAACGGTGCAAGAGTTGTAACACTTGATGTTGTTGCCGCTAAAGATGATCCATTTACGTTTATTGCAACTATGGTATATGTCTGAGATGTACCACCTGTTTCTGAAATTGATTGTGGTGAAACGGCATTTGTATAAACTGGACCATCAGAAGAAGTTATTGTATAACTAGTTATTAAAGACCCTCCAGTTGCTCCAGCAGACCATGTTACTGTATCTTGGTTTGCGGTAGTAGATACTGCAGAGGCTGATTGAGGTGCTTGAGGGACTGTGGATACTGAAACTGATGAAGAGCTTGCTGCTTCAGAATTTCCAACTGCATTTGTTGCAATAACGGAAAATGTATAAGAAACTTCTGATGCTAATCCTTGAAACGTATAAGTTTTATCTGAATTTCCAGTATTAACTGTATATGTTGATGGAGTAGATGTAATTGTGTATGATGTTGCATTTGGAGATCCTGCTGGAAGATCCCAGCTTAGCAATACAGCGCCTCCTGTTCCAGCAGCAGATGCTGCTGATGTGGTATTTGCTGTTGCTAAATATGGTCTATTTGTTCCAACATTTGTTGCAGTTAATCCTGTAACTGATTGTGGTTGAAGAAAATCATTAGATTTTGATGAATGTCTACCTGCTCTTTTACTCATTTTTATATACTCCTATTTCTATTTATTAAGCTGTTAAGTCGCCGTAGACGATCCATGAATCTGTTCCACGCTTAAATAATGTAACTGTAGACCATTGAGTTCTAAGCTTTAATCCTGGTGTTGCATTAACTGTAACTCCTCCAGCTCCAGCAATTGTTACCTGTCCTGTTGATATTTGAGAGATATCAATTGAAGCACCGACTGGGAATGCTACAGAAGCATTTGTTGGAATAGTTATTGTTGTTGCTGATGAAGAATTAACTTCAATCATAGAGTCTCTTTCAGCAAGATCAGATAAAGTATATGATGCTGTTTTTGAAATAATTGGTGTTATAGATGGGACTTTGCTAGCAAGGGATGTTGTTACTGTTGAGGCAAAGTTTGCATCATCTCCTAATGCTGCTGCTAATTCATTTAATGTATTAAGTGCAGATGGCGCACCATCAATAACTGCTGTTACTTCAGCAATTGCCTCTGATTTAGCTGTTGCAATTGCAGTTGCCTGTGCTGTAGAAACTGGCTTATTTGCATCTGAAGTATTATCAACATTTCCAAGACCTACTGAAGATTTTGTAAGTGCTGAAATTTCTGATTTAAGTGCAAGTTGTGATGTATCTGCAATCCCATGTACTGATGTTGTTGCGTTTGAGTGATTTGTAAGATTTGTTGTTACAGTTCCAATTTGTGTCTGAATTCCTGATGTAACTCCATCAAGATATCCTAATTCTGTTGATGTAACTGTTCCTATTGAAGTTGTTGCTGGCAAAACTACTGTTCCGTCAAAAGTTGGAGAAGAAAGATTTGCCTTTAAATCTAATTCGTTTTGAACATCAGTAGAAACTGGTTTATCAGCATCTGCTGTATTATCAACATTTCCTAATCCAACCATTGCTTTTGTTACTCCAACTACAGTTCCTGAAAAGTTAGGAGAATTTAATGGAGCATATGTACTAGAAGCTGTAGCGCTTGATAGTTTATTATTAATTTGTGTTTGAATATTTCCAGTTACACCTGTTAGCTGTCCAATATCTGAATCTGTTACCCCTGATACTTTATCTTGCTTACCATCAAATTGACTTTGAATTCCGCTTGTAACTCCGTTAAGATATTGAATTTCTGTATTATTTACATTTCCAATTGAAGCATTTGTAGCAGATAATGATCCTATTTCTAGTGAATCTTTTGTATGAGTTGTAAAGTCTACTGTTGCTCCTGGCTCGCTAACTACACCAGAGAACAACTTCCATACTCCATCTGAAGCATCTCTTACAAGACCTGCATGTTGGTATGTTCCATCATTAAATGATGCAACTATACCTAAATCTACTGAGTTTGCTGGATTGTCTTCTCCAATATAGAGAAGAGGATCTGATGTTGTAAAATTTGCTGTATTTACTGTTGTTGTTGTTCCGTTTACAGTAAGATCGCCGTTTACAATTAAATCTTCTAGTGTCGATGTTCCAGTTACATCTAGTGCTCCAGAAAGAACTACTGAGTCTGTTACGCCAATTGTTATTTGTCCCGCAGGATCATCATAGGCAATATCAACATTTGTTCCAGCAACTAAAGCTGAGCTTAATGCATCTTGAGCAAGCTCTGTAATATTAAGTTGTCCTGCTGGAATTTTTCCAGCTGAGTCTAATGATGCGACACCATTTGGCTGACCTACATCTGTAAGAGGAACATAATCTGCAATTGTATTTGAAAAAGATGACTGAGTAACGTTTGCATAAGCTAAATCTGACCAATTATCTGTGCCATTACCAAATTTCATTAAATTAGTGTCTGACTCAAGTCCAAGTTCTCCCGCCGCTAAAACTGGATCAACGGAGGTCCACTCCGATGCTAAACCTCTACGTATTTGAATTCTTACTGTTGACATTTTGCCACCCCTAATTTATTGTATTTGCCTATTATAGCAGTTTTTGCTTTAAACTATCCGATTACGCCTGAATCAAAAACAAAATCCCAGCTTGTTATGGATGCATTTGATCCGTCTAAGAATTTACTTGTCCCTGATGGAGTAACTCCATTTGCCTGAATAATATAGGTTGGCTGTCCATTATAATCAATAGAAAGTCCAATATCCATAAAATTTAGCGTGTTTGTTGCATCTGGAATATCACCCATAAATGCAACAGGAGACCAAGTTCCATTTATTTGGATCTTAAGTCTTCCAGTTTCTGTATCAAAAGCTATAGGGGCTGTGCCTAGCACAATGTCTGATATTGTAGCTGTTCCAGCTACATCTAATCCATTTTTAACTTTAAAATTTTTATTTGTTGTTACTGATGAAGTCATTTAAGTTCACATATCCCCTAAGTGTTTGGTGGGGTTTTGAAAGGACCCCGTACCTTTTATTTAATTATATTACAAGTGTTGCAAATACTACTACGTCTGTATTTGTATTTGCTGGAGTTGCAAGAATATTTATCATTCCCGCTACATAACTTGCGGAAATTGCTGCAAGTTCTGTTCCGTTTGAGTAAGTAATTCCATATTCTGAAATACCTACATTGTTTGCGGTATCAAGTGTAACCATGAGCTCCGAGATCTGTGTATGTACACCGTTGGCAACCTTTACAAGAACCTTTGCGCTTCTGTAATCTGCACCATCCCACGAAAATACTGTAGCTTCTGTTGTTCCCATAGCTGTTGTAGAAGCTGCTCTTTGAGCAATTACATCTTCAATGTTAAGATTCTGGAAGCTATTTGTTCCATTTGTAAGATCTGCAACACGAGCATCTGCATATGTGTTTGCATTTGATTCTGCTGTGCTTGCAGCACCTGCTGCATCGTAGTTAGATGCAAGACCATCTGCGTAGCTCTGTGCTGCAGTCTGTGCTGCTGAAGCAGAGCCTGCTGCATCGTAATTTGAAGCTAAGCCATCTGCATAAATAACTGCATTATCATATGCGCCTTGTGCAGATCCTGACGGATCATAATTAGATGCGAGACTATCTGCATATGTTTCTGCTGCTGCTTGAGCATCTGCTGCATCTCCTGCTGCGTCATACCAAGAATCAACAGTTGTGCGGTTTATAGAAACTTCAAGGCCATCTACTGTAATACCTGAACCAGCTGTTACAGAACCTTGACCTGAGAACTGTGTCCAGTTTTGTCCTGCAAATGCTGCAATATAATGGTTAGACTGTACCCATGATGTAGAGCCATACTGAGTTCCTTCTTGAACATATACCGCTGCGCCAATAAGTTCGTCATTAGTATCTCCATCTGGAGCACGACGAATATAAAGTCCTCCATCAACAAATACTTCCCAAATACCATTTTGAGATGATGTAGTTTGTCCTGTAAGAAGCAAACGATATCCAGCCTCAGCATTTGTAAGTGCTGAGTGTCCATCAATTACTAGGCCTGCAACACTATCTGCTACAGCAATATTTGAATCTGATTTAAGATTTACTGCTGATTTCCAAGCAAGACCTGAAACTGCATTATCTGTATATGCATTAGCATCTGAAAGGGCTTGATCTGCATATCCCTGAGCAGTTGTTAATGCTGTAGTAATTTCGCTATCTGTATACGAATTAGCATCTTCTAGTGCTCCGCTTGCTGCTCCTGCTGGATCATACCAGGAATCCACAGTTGTGCGATCAATTGAAAGTCCGATTGAAGTAGGATCTAGCTTAATTCCGTTATTAATATCAATGTTTAATTGGCTATATCCATAAGCATCTAGAGTAAAACCGCTTCCATCAGGCACTTTTGCGTATCCCTGGCTTGTAACATATGACTCTGTAGCGTATCCTGAAAGGTCATCTGATTTAAGATAGCCGTATCCATCAACTGTTGTATCAAGTGATGATGTAGGTGTATATGACCCCAATGCAGTATCTGTGTAGCTATTTGCATTTGTCTCTGCTGTCGATGCTGCTCCTGCTGCATCGTAATTAGAAGCTAATCCATCTGCATATCCACGTGTCGCAATTAAGTTGTTTGATGAGCTTGAGCTTCCAATGTAAGCACTGCCATCTGGATTAAGAACAATATCTCCATTACCAGTTGAAAGCGTAAGGTCGCTATTTGCATTAATGGTAAGATCATTGCCAGTTACATCAATTGTGCTATTATTTGAACCATCATTAAATGTAAGAACATCTCCAATTGTTTTATTTGTAAGAGTTTGTGATGAGCTTGTATCAACAAGTCCGTCAACTACAAGACCTTCAACATCAACATTGATATCTCCTGCTCCATCGTCGTAAAGGTAATTGGAGTTTTCTGTAAGACTAGCTGCAAGACCAGTCTCGTTAATTGTAAGTTCGCCAGCACCGTCGACTGCAAGATTTCCTGCTACACTCTTTACAAGAGTTTCTCCACCAATTAAATTGAGGATATAGGTATCGGAACCTGTTTCTGTAAGTATATTTTGACCATTGATTGTACCTGTAGTGCCTTCAACAACTAGGCCATGTTTAATTCTAAAATTTTTATTTACTGTTGCCATTTAATTTACTCCTTGTCCTGCTATATTTTTAGGGCGGTCCTGTAATATCTTACTGAAACGGATCCTGATATTGGTGTTACTGATAAACTAATTATACCTGCATTTTCTTCCAATACATGTGTTGCAAGCTCATTTGTTGTATTTGAAGAAACTTCTACTTCTTGAACATAAAGATTAGACTGATCATTAACTATATCTATTGCTGTAGATATAATTTCAGAACCTTTTATAACCTGCATTACATATCTAACTGTCCCATACAAGGATTTAGAAAATGAGTCTATTTCTGTTTTATTCTCTATTCCATAAATAGTTACATCATTGTTTCCTTCAAGGCCTAACGCTGGAATTTGTTCTACTGGAACTTTGGCCGCAGAATTTAATGAGGCTACACCTCCAGCAACGCCAACATCTGAAACTGGAATAAAATCGCCTGTTGCATTTTCAAGACCTGATTCAACTGCCGCTATTCTGTAATCTAAAGAATTTGGATCTTCTGAGTTGTCAATGCCAACTTTTGTTTGAAGGGCTTCTATTGCATCATTTGCATTTGCATGTTGTGCAGCATGACCTGTCATTGAATCAGTAGATGCTGGATTTAATAAATTGTCTAAATCTTCTGGGAAATTTGTTGCCATTGTAAAACCTCACACGTTAAAGCATATTTTATATTATATCAGAGTATTTTAATTTGGATCATAAGTTTGATCTATTTCGCCATCATAAGTATGTCTATGATCTTGAACAGAAGCAGAGGCCGCAAGTAAAAATGAATTTGCTCCCGACCATGTTGCATCTGATAACTTTGGACCATAAAATCTTGATGTTGTAATATCAAGATAAAAATCATTTTGTAATCCAAGATTATTTGCTGGTGCTCCAGATCCATTAAGTATGGTATTTCCTCTTGGACCTTGAGATCCTTGAGCTGAAACAATAACTTGATTTACTTGTTCTCTAACTATTACTTTTTCATTCATTAAATAGTCACCGATCTACTGAGTGTAATAAAACCTTCAAGGAGTTTTATTTTGTTCCCGTTAGAATCGATAACCATAATGTCATATGCTGATTTTGGATAAAAGAGTTTGCTTGTTTGTGTCGGTGTAGCTTTTACAGTAAGTGTTCCTTCTGGACCATTTACTGTAATTCCGCCTGATGGAGATGTTAATGTAAATGCTAGCTTTGATCCGCCAGCCATATCTCTCACCTGCATTTTTACGGATGCACCTGTCAGATCAATAGGATTAATTTCATTTTCATCCATGTACTGCACTTCGAAACCGAATGTAGTATTTTGATCTGCTTCAAAATTCTTTTTTGCTGCCATATGCCATAGTCTCCTAAATAGGAATACTCCTGTACCAATTTTAGCACAGGAGTATTTCTAATCTATAAACTACTTGTTCTGAAACCCAAAGCTCTTGTCGTTTGGATTTAGGGCCTTCAAAATTACTGGGGCAACTGCTGCTACGCCTGCTGCAATCAAATCCTTTGGATCTGTATTTCCAGTCATGTAAAGTGCCATGGCAGCCGATAAAAATGCTCTACCGTATGTGCCTAATGCAGATAAAATTTGTTCTTGCATTGTTACTTTCCCATCTTTGTTTAAATCAGCCTTATCAAATTTCTTTGTGGCCATATATATCATCTCCTATCATGGCGGAGTGCCATGAGAATTTGGGTTTTACCCCAAAGACTATTGTATCATCAAGAGCTTATGTCTACTATCTCACAGTTTCCATCTGAAGTACAAGCAAGTGTTTGAGTTCCGCTTGTGCCATCTTCTGTTTCATAGAAAGACAAATCTTCCCATCTAATACTAGCTGGCATTTTTGCTACAAGAGCTTCGTACTCTTCTTTTGAAACCTCTTGATAAGGCGCTTGCTTGTAGCTGTGATCTGAATGAGGAAGGAATGAAATTCCAGAAACCTCATCAAAATGCTTATACACCCAAGCTCCAACTTCCATCCATTCGTCTTCTTTAACAGAAACTGTAATTGATGGCTTATGCTCACACCATGCACGTTGGTAAACTAGCCAAATATTTAAATGATCAATTGCTGTTAAATCATTTCTTGTAATTGCTCCTTCGGGAGCTTTTACTGGAAATGAAAATACAGATGTGTCGTTTGGCTTCATAACATCGTCTTCGACTGGAATTCCAACTTCAGTTAAAAATGTTGTAATTGGATCCTTTTTGTCTCCACGAACTGTTCTAATGTAATAATCAGAATGCCATGCATGCATTCCTGAGCTAACCCCGACCAATTGAGATACTGTTCCAGAAGGCTTTACACATGTAATAGCTGCAGACTCGGGAATCCCAATTTTCCCTGCCTCTTCTAAGTTAATTGTTCTTGCATACTCACGAAGACCAGTAAGAACTTCTTCCAGCTTTGCAAGATCTTCCTTGCCAGAAAAGAATTTGTGGCCAAACTGACCTGTAAGTGAAACTCCAAGAAGTCTTTCTTCTTCTGTATTGTCTTTCCAAATTTTACGAAGGTACTTGAAATCTGTTAGTGTCGATTGCCATGTGCCAAGAATTGTTGCAAGACGTACTTTATTCGAAACATCCGCAACTGTATCCTCTTCACGTAGTACGACTTCTGAAAGATTACAAAACTGGTAAGGACGAAGAATAATTTCTGAGCATGGGTTTGTTCCATAATGGACTTCAGAGCTTCTACGACCATACTTTGCTGCTTGTGCCTGCGCTGCTGCAACATTATAGATTCCACGTTCCCCAGACTTTGAGTCATAAAGAGATTTCCATTCTGCAATAAATTGCTCCATGTCTGGTTTGCGTGAATATGCAACAGAGTTGTTTGATAATGCACGTTGAGAATTATTTTCCCACCAGTTTCCTGCTTTAGCTTGAGCCATTTCAATATCGTTAATATTTGAAAGAGAAATCATTGCAGAGCGACGAACTCCTCCAACTACAACAATCTCACCAATCTTACACATAATGTCGTGTGCCTCAATTGGCTTTAACTGACGACCAGCTGCTGACTTAAACTTAGCAATAGTAAAATCAAAAAGATTAATTAGTGGCTGTGGACCAGATGATCTTCCGCCCATTGTCTTAAGACGTGCGCCTGCTGGACGAAGCTTGCTTACATCAATTGCTGGAACTTGACCAGACCAAAGTAATGCAAGTAACTCACGGTACGCCTTTGCCCACCCCTGCTTTGAATCTTCAACTGTAATTATTGTTGTAGACTTATCAAAAGAGTCTGGGACGGAAGGAAGTTTATTAACATACTTATATTCAACAGAAAATCCTACACCTGTTCCGCACATAAGAATATACATTGTCTCATCAAATGAACGAGGTGAATCTACTGGAACAAATGAGCAGTTATATCCTGCAACATGGTCTCTGTCTAATGCTGGTCCAGCCGTCATAACCGAACGCATTGATGGCATAACATTACGATTAAAAACTGCTAATTTTACTTCTTCAACAACCTTTGCATCTGGAACATAATCCATTGTTTTAAGGTGATTTAACATAAAGTCAAAATAACGATCTACTGTTTCACCCCATACTTCACGACGGTTTTCTTCTGGAATCCATCTTGCATATCTTGAGAGAGCAATAAAGTTCTCATATGGGTTTTCAATAGTTCTTGACATTTTTAGTGACACCTTTTCTTCCGCCTTACGGATTGATTATTTTTTGAATGAAGTCTAAGTGTATCAAAAAAGAATTATAGAGGGAAGTCTTTATGAAAACTTTTTAAATATATGATCAAACGAATTATTGGTCAACTGCAACCAATTATATTCTGCATGAATTTTAGTTGACTGAGCAAAATAATAACCAGCATAAGCATTAAAGTTATTGGCTACATCTTTCATAAGCTCAAGTAAATGTTTATAGTTTGGCTCTAAAACTTGTCCTTCATGAGGGAACGGCCAAGGTGAATCAATGTACTCTGACTTCAATGACAATGGCCCTATAAAGTTTTTGTAATGAGCCCACTCTGATGTACAAATTGTTGGCATTCCTGTTGCTAAAGCTTGCAATGGAATAAAGCCAAACCCTTCTCCATAACTTGGATATATAAGAACATCGTGATCATGATAAAGCTTTACAAGCTCTTCTTCTGAAAGCTCTTCAGTTATCACTTTAATGTTGCTGTATATGTCTTCAGGTAGCCCAATAATATTTCTGTCTATAAAATTATTATAGACTCTAGTTGTATTATTTTTGTAAGCCTTTATGGTTAAAGAATAGTTTGGATTATTTGCAAATAAAGAAACAAAAGCATCAACTGTCATTTGTCCAGCTTTTCTTGGTGCTGGCTCTCCTATATGCAAAAACTTTATTACGCCCGTGTTTTTTCTTTTCTTAGGTATCCACGCAGAAGAAATTCCATGAGGGTACACTTTAATATTCTTAAAGCCATTATCTTCAAAAATGTTTGCACACCAGTCTGAGGTTGTCCATAGCTCATCGCAGCTTTCCATCATAGGTCTCCATCTATCTGGAGCTTTTGTAGATTCCCATGGAGTGTATCCAATTTGATATTGATCTCTATGCATTTTAAAATATTCTGGCTGTGAAAAATTTAATTGTACTGGAGCTTTTGGATAAGAGTAAGGAACTTCATGACCTAGCTCTTTTAGTGACTCTACTATGTTTAACCCAGCATAACCATACCCATTAGAGTTTTTTAGGTTCATTGTTGGTGTAAAAAATGATATTTGCATAGTTTTCTTTCTAGTTGACTGGCTTGACACGACTTAAGCATCAATGCTATTATTATAGTTCGTTATCTCTAAAGGAGGAAATGCCAATGGAGAATATAAAACAGCAGTTAAGCGATGTAGTGCATAACTGGGTAGCAATCATAATGGTAACATTATTTTTATTCCCAGTCCAGCCCGCAGAAGCTTTAACTGCACCAACAGTAAAAACTGAATACCAATTAAAGCAAGCGACGTTGCATAGACTAAGTACTGCAAAGTACACGGCTAAGCAGCAACTCACAGATAAAGATCTTATAGGCCTTTTAAAGGCAGTAGGATTTGAAGGTACAGGTCTTAAAACAGCTTGGGCCATAGCAAAGAGGGAATCTAATGGACGACCACTTGCATATAACGGAAACAGAAAGACTGGAGATAGTTCCTATGGAGTATTTCAAATTAATATGATTGGTGGTCTTGGAAAAGATCGTCTTGAATTATTTAATGAGAAATTCAACATGAAAACTAAAACTGAGTTATTCAACCCAGTAACAAACGCAGAGATAACGTACTATATGACTAATGGCGGCAAGGATTGGTCAAGCTGGAAGGGGTTAAACCCAAAGGCTAAGGAATGGCTTAAGCTATTCCCGACTAAGTTAGCATAAGAGGAATGATGCAGATACAATACGTATCTAAATATATAGCTCTTTCAGAAGAGGGCCTTGTACCACGTTTGGCTTGTCCAGTGGATCAAGGCTCTCTTTTTGTTAATCAGGATCTATCGGATAGCATATTTTTATACTGCCTAGAATGTAAATACAAAAAATATTTAGGGCTAGAATTTTATAGCCAATTAAAAAAATTAGTTGATACAAATAATGTCGAAAAAGAATAACTTTGAATTTGAAAGCACACCTATTCCAGAAACAGATAACGCTGGAAGAGAAATATTTTGGGAGGACTTAGGTAGGCCTAATGGAGAATGATCAACAATCAAACCTAGAAGATAATCTTCCTATGGTAAATTATATTATGCTGGCAAGAATTTACGACATACTCACCCTTATTGCATCAAAAATAGCTACCCCTGAAGAAGTTTCTAAAATGGTTAGCTATCATGAAGAAGGGCATATTCTTGGACCTAACCCGTCTTATGTAGTTGAAGAATAGTCTTGACTTTAAAAATATAATATCTTATACTTTAGATTCGGGTTGAGCATACTTGTTCCCCGTTTGTGCTCAGGCACAGCACGACCCAATTGGAATCCGCCTCCAATTGGGTTTTGTGTTATATTACGGGTATAATGTATTTATGATTAGGCAGGAAATTATACCCTTAAACTCAACCCCAGTTAACTTATCTGTATCTGGAGTAATTGACCCATTGACAGTTTTATCAGTTCAAAATGTATCATCTTCTGGATATGCATATCTTGGAAACGAAGATGTTTCCACATCAATATATGGTCATAAACTTTATCCTGGACAATCTTTTACAATTGAACTCGCTCCAAATGACAAACTTTTTGTTGTAGGAGATTCTGGAGTCTCTATTGCTAAATTTATATTGGACATAGGATGAGCCAGCCAAGAATAAGAATTACTAGTATTGGTGGATCTGAGGAAGGACTTTCAGGTGAACCTGGAGCATCTGCATATCAAGTTGCATTAAACAACGGATTCTCGGGAACAGAACAAGATTGGTTAGACTCTTTAGTTGGACCCCCAGGTGGAGATGGCGCTGACGGAGATCCATTAGACTTTCTTAATGTCCCAAGCAATATAATTCCAGATGCTGATAATACGCACACACTAGGAACTACTGAAAAAAGATGGAAAGACATATACATTGGTCCTGGAAAAATTAATATAACGGACCAAACATTAGATACAGATGCGACAATCACTGTTGACAATGGTATTCTATTTATTAACGGAATTGCTCAGGCGCAGCTAGAAAATATTTTAGTTACTAATTTAACTTTTGCTGATGATACAACACAAACAACTGCTGCTGTTCCACAGGTTAATTCGGACTGGAACTCAACCAGTGGGTTATCAGAAATTTTAAACAAACCAGCTATACCTACTGACATAAATCAATTAGAAGATGTGGACAACCTGCTTGATGCTGGAATAACATATGCTTCTGTTTTGCAGCATAGCGTAAAGGCTGGAGAATCCCTGACAAAAGGGCAGGCTGTATATGCATCAAGCGCTGATGGTACTAATATTATTGTTTCAAAAGCTTCTAATGCTACAGAGCAAACCTCATCTAAAACAATGGGGCTAATATCCTCGACGCTTAGCACAAATGGGCAAGGGACAGTAGTTACCGAAGGAATTTTATCTGGCCTAAATACATCTACTGCAAACGCTGGAGACCCAGTATGGCTTGGTACAAATGGAAATCTTGTATACGGATTAGCAAATAAGCCAGTTGCTCCAGCTCATTTAGTTTTTATAGGAATTGTGACTAGAGCCAACCAGAATAATGGCGAGATATTTATTCGTCCTCAAAACGGATTTGAGCTTAATGAGATTCACGATGTATTAATTGGATCTGGATATGGATCAACACCAACTGATAAAGATCTACTTGCATATGAGTCTTCAAGCGGGTTATGGAAAAATAAAACATTTTCTCAGCTAGGAATACAGATACGAGTATCTGGAGTAACTGATACTGAGATAGGCTATCTAGATGGCGTATCTTCTTCTATACAAAGCCAACTAAATACAAAGCAAGATGTGGTTGGAAATGTTTCAAGCACTGAGATCGGATATCTAGATGGAGTTACAAGCGGTATACAAGGACAGCTTAATTTTAAAGCAGATATGCTGTCTCCAATAATAACTATGGCTAGCTTTGCATCTGCAAATTCTTCTGTAGACCCAGTTACAATTTCTACTGGAAATGGACACGGTGGATCTGGATATGCTGGTCTTATAACTTTTGAAAATACTGCTAGTGGTGCAACTAATAGTAAAAAATATATTCGTATGAATAATCAAGGCTCATTTGAAATAATTAACAATGCATATTCAGCAACAATATTTCAAGTAACCGATTCTGGAAATATTAATGCTAGCGGAACATATAATGGAGCCTATATTGGTGATACTGGATGGATATCTGTAACATCATTTAACAATAATTTTTCTGGAGGAAGCGTAGCCTATAGAAGGATCAATGGAGTTGTTTATTTGAGAGGTAGAGTAAGCGGTGGAACTGCTGGATCTGGAGCTTTTGTATTGCCAGAAGGGTTCAGGCCTTCTGCTATAGAAGTTGTTATACCTACACAACAATATGGAACTGCAAATATAAATTACACATCAGTTGGAAATGATGGAAATGTTGTGCCTAATGCATCATCTGCATGGCTGTCATCTATTTCATTTCCTGTAAACTAATCTAAATTATGAATAAATGCTGTTATTGCATATCTATTCCCAAGCGTTACATCTAAAACGCCATGAGTGTATTCTTTTGTTCCAGGGTGTGCTGCAAGCATTCCACGAACTGGTCTAATCTTTACATCTGTAAATTTATAATGTAATTCCCCGCCAGTAAAATTATCATTTAAATATATTGCAACTCCATAAGTTGTTGAAGGAATGTCTGCACCTTTAGGGCTATACGCATCATAATGATAAATAAGTCCTTCTCCAACAGCTGCCTTTTGAATCATCCAGCCAGTATCAACATACCCGTTTGTAACTTTAAAAAGATCATAAAGTCTTTCTTGTATGCTTTTTATAGTAGGGTCATTTTTTGCTACTAAAGATCCGTCTTTCCATGCATACCCGTATTTATTTGGTTCTGCTATTACGTCATCAAAATATTCAAGTTCGTCGGTAGAAAGGAAATTCATAATAGTAAATGGCTCTAGATATAACATATTTTAATTATAACATTTTGACTAATATGGTGCGAAAACGAAGTGCAAGTGCGCCGACGGTAGAAGAACAATTTTGATATAATAGATAAATGGATTACACACTAAGAGATGAAATATTTATGAGAGCAAATGAGCTTCGATATTCTGAGGATAGAGCTGAGACTGCACATTGGTTAAATAATGAATATGCCCTTCTTCTTACACAGGAACAAGGGCAGGAATTTCTAGAGCGTATTTTAGACGATTTGCACCTTGTAAGATCACAGGAGAGAGATGACAAGACATCACTTTAAAGAATTAATGTTTACCCCAGATTTTGTAAAGCGCAGCAGACAAGAAATGGGCGCATACAAAATTGAAAAAAGAGTTGAAAAAATATTTATGAGGCCATTTAGAGCCATCAGACGACTATGGTTGTCAAAGCAAGGCTAAAAGTCCGTTAAAACGGCTCAGAAGGCCCTTAAAGGCATATTCTAAAAAGATTGGCAGATACCAAATGCATGTGAATGAGTACTTCGATAAAGTTATAGTCATAAATCTAGATCGGAGACAAGATAGAATGTCTCGATTAGATGCACAACTTAAGCAGTTAGATATAAAATATGAGCGCTTTAGTGCATTCGACGCTAAAGAGCTCCATATTGAGCCATATATGGCATGTCTAAAAAGTCATTTAGCCGTAATAAACGGACATATAGGACAAAATATACTTATATTAGAAGATGATGCTCTATTTGTCGACGGGTTTAGTGAAAAATTTGGAGATAAGATGCGGGAATTACCAGAAAACGCTGATATCTTCTATTTAGGATCATTATCACCAAAGCTAGAAGATATAAATTCATATTGGTCCAGATATGTTAATGGCTCAGGAACTCAAGCATATAGTATTAATCCAGAGAAGATGCGGTATTTTGCAGATATGCTCTCAGATTACGCTTGGCATATTGATCGAGGATTGATTAAATTCTCTAGTGATTTTAATGCCTATTGCGTAAGAGAGAATTTAATTTCACAGTTCCCGTCTTTTTCTGATTTAAGACTTTCAGATGTAGATGATTTTAAATTGTAGACCCACTCGGATTTGAACCGAGATTCACTTGTATATAAGACAAGCGCTTTAACCAGATTAAGCTATAGGTCCTAGTTTAGTATATAAATGGCTATGCCACATATATGTACTAGGATTGCTACGACTCCCACCCAAATTATTGTCTTCATAATATCTCCTATTATTCTAGTTGACTGCTTTTTAGATCTTTTATAATGTTAATGTAATTTTATTTTTGTATTTACTCTTTTATCTTTTATAACATACTTCCAGATTTAGAGCATACAACCCCTATACCCCTTCAAGTTTTTTAAAGATAAAAAACTGAAAAGAACCCCGAAATTGTCAATTTATAAGATCGCAATTCATCGGTTGAACCATAGTGGCCATAGCTAAAATCTGAAAGTAATGTTACTCTTTGATAGTGTATTTACACACTTCCGTCATCATCGCACTTGGAGTTTAACCCCTTGATATTATCTCCGAAAACTGTCCAAGGTCTTTAGTATAACATTAAGAATTTTAATAGGTCAAGACCGTGGAATATATTTATCTGGGAAAGACCACATACCAGTAAATACACGATCTTCTTTTTTAAATCCACCTGTAACAGAATGAACCATAGTAAACATATCTGGAATTACTATATCCCCTACTTGCCATCTGTGAACAATTCTGTTATCAGTATCGTTATCTAAGATTTCTTTAATTTTAGCTGTAATCTCAGAATACATTCTATGATCTTTAGTTGTAGGTGGACGATCATTTACTCGTTTAAGTATATCGATACTGCTTTCTTGTTTTCCTACAGCAATTCTTATGGTTGGTCTTTTATCTAACCAATGTGGCATTATAGGCTTTGTATATTTAACGCTACCTAGTGGATCGCTATTTGTAGCTCCGTCAATAATGCATGAAGACAAAAACTCTTTCCACTCAACTGGAAGTTTGTCATATAATATTCTAGAATCATAAAAATATGTTTTGCCATTTTCAGGGTCTGTGTTAAACACATGCATGTTCCATATTCCTAGAACGATTGGATTCTCTAGATATACATGCTCAATATGCCAATCCAACATTATCTCATCTGGACCCGCATTTTTTGGTATTGACATTGAATGGTCTTCCACATAATGCCCAGTTAGATCGTGTATGTTGGGATAGTAGTTAAAGGCATCAGCCATTTTTAGCTGCAGCTCTTCTTGCTGCTCTATTGTAAGATTGGCATTTCTAAAAACTAGAATGCCGTCCTTTTTAAACCTATCAAAGTAAAAATTGGAATTTGCTGCAATCTCTTCAATGCTTGTAAATTCTATCGGCTCTGTATTTATCATAGTATAATTATACTCCTATAGGCTTTATGAATTTTTCTGCGTAAGACCACATTCCTCTAAATTCTCTATCAGCTGGATCAAATCCTCCTGATACAGCATGTAGCATAGAATGTATATCAACTATTACTAAATCGCCCTGTTTCCACTTATGCTCAAAAGTGCGAAAAGTGTCGCCGAGTAGAAGCTCCTTAATTCCTTTTGTAATTTCTTCATATTGATCCTTCTGTTCATTAGAGGCGGGAAGTCCCGCAAAGTAAACTAAAGGATTAGGATCATCACCTATGTCATGTAGAGGAATACGTATCATATAGTCATTTGTCAGCCAATGTCTGGAAATTGCTGAAGTGTGATTAGTATCGTCCAAGACATTTACATTTAGAGAAGCATCGATTACACATGACGCCAAGAAGTCTTTCCAGTCATCTGGAATTAGCTTATATAGCGTCCTAGAATCGTAAAAGAATGTTTTACCAGTATTTGAATCCGCCAAAAATTTGTACATGTTCCAGAAACCAACCACTATTGGATTAGACATATACAAATGTTCCATATGCCAACCGAGCATCAATTGATCACCAGATACGTTATTTTCCAGTAGTGCAGTATGGTTTTCTATGTATAGTTGATCAAAGCTCTCTTGGCTATTTGGAAAGATTCCAAAGTAGTCCCCGAAAATTTCTTGTACCCGCCTTTGATCTGCTTCGTTTAAATTAGCATTTCTGAAAACTAGGATTCCGTCCTCTTTGAACTTATCTCCAAAGTATTTGATGTTTGTTTCCAGGTCCTGCATATTAAAGTACTCTATTGGCTTGGTATTCATATTCTAAGTATACCGCCTATATATTCTAGTCGACTGCTATTTCGATTTTGACAAAATGTTAATAGGATTTTTATTTGTATGATACACACATATAACAATGTCCGTTTTGTCCGATAGTCCGCCCATATGACTGGTCAATGTTACCTATATCACACACTTTCTTTTGGAAATGTCTCTAATGTCCGTTTTGCGACTTGATATTTGTCAGACCCCCGTGTTAAGCTTTATATATAAAGTTAAACAAACAAAAGAAAGGGGTCACAAAATGACTCAACTAACACAAGCGGATAGAGACCGCAACACTCATGAATATTTCAAGGCTTTCGCTCAAGCACAGCAAGAGCGTAACCGCCTACGCCATGAGGCTATCGTAGCCAATACACCATGGTTACAAAATGTTCGTGAGATTCAAAAGGCTCTCAATGCTAAGGAGGTCAAATAATGACTAGCAAGAATTGGACAGAAATCACCATGAAGAATGGTAAGTTTCTTGAGGGTGTAGTAACTATCGAAACCGATACACATGTATCGCTCTATAAACTACCTTTCCCTATCGCTAAGAAAAACATAGCGACACGCAATGAGCGTCGCATAGTACTAACTACACAGATGTACTAGGTGTGACCAACACCACACCCTATGGGCTTGCAATTGTCAGACCTATCCGCTACCTTTATCTTATTGAACTACTAACGAAAGAAGAAACAAAATGACATACACATACGGATTCGATTCAAACACATTCGATAAGTACGCTACTATTCAAGATGATGTGCAAGATGCATACATTGAAGATGTAGAGTCAGAAGATGCAGACCCATTCGGTTTTGCAGATGCTATTGAAATCGAACACCTATCAGATGAGCAAGTTGATATGGTTCTAGCAATGTTTGGAGATAACTAATGAGCACCTCAGATGTTAATGCGATTGTATTGGTACTAGTAGCGATAGCGGGGTATTTCTTTCTATGAAATGTAATGTAGATATATGCGACTCTACCGAATTGGTATATAGTGGCGTAGATGCTTTCCTCTTAGGACTACCAACCGAAAAGTATTGCTACGAATGTGCGAGCAATGGATACGCACACAAAACAGAAATGGAGATAAACGCATGAGCGAGGGATTCTTTACACTAGAAATAGGATCGTATGGGTTCATGTTAGATACAGCCCTATGCTATATCGCTATCTCATGGGAACTACTCGCCTTGTCGGTAGTGTCCGCTATAATCTATAAAGTAATCAAACGAAAGAGAGTAAAGTAAATGACTAGATTCCTAACTACTATTGTGCAGATGTCTATCGCTATCCCCGCCCTATATATGGGGCGCATAGTAGGGCGTGAGGTAATCGCAGATATGCGGGAGATGTGGCAAGAATCACACTAGCCTAACGGCGTGTCGCCTTGACAAAAGTCGATCCGCCCACAAAAAGCATGGGGGACCAGTCATATTTAAGTATGACCATAAAATTCCCTGAAAATGCGGCGTGTCGATTTGACAGACAATTTGGACATTTTTTGTGGTCTATATCACATAGGCTGAGCGTCTCATTATTTGGATTTACTGGCTAGTAATGTCATAAATGTCAGTCCCCTACGCTATAATATCCATATACAAACAAACGAAAGGCAGACACCATGTCAGCACTAAATTACTCTATTGACCAACTACTAGTTGGCAAGTTCTATTCTTCAAAGTCCCGTAATCTTGCGGGCATTATTCAAGAGGCTAACCATGCCCCTGATTTATTCTATGTAGGCTCTGAGGCTTATCGTATCCGTGTCCGCCCTACATATGACGGAAAATTTCTTCATGAAGATTTCTGGGCAACCGTCTGCGTGTCCTCCGACTAATTGTCGGTGGGCTCCGCTATAATACAATTATTCAAACAACGAAAGGAAAACTATGTACAAACTAACTTGCCAATATGACTATGAGGAAAGTCCTCATTGGTCAGCCACGTACGAAATGGAATATGCGGCATGGGAAAATTTCTTTATGTTCAAGGATTGGGGATTAGCTAATGAATACTCAACAGTTAATCTTTACACACCAACAGGAAAGTGTTACACAAAAGTATTTTACAGAGATGGAAGGGTAGTAATTAAATAATGATGACTCGAAAAGATTATGTAGCAACTGCAGAAATTCTTAATTATATGAGCAACAAAACTCATCCCGCATTATTTACAAAAGTTGTAACAGATTTTGCGGAGATGTTTGCAAAAGATAATCCTCGATTTGATGTAACCCGATTCCATGAAGCAAGCAACTACAATATGAAGGCGGTTAAATAATGCTAAAGGATGTAATAGCAAGCCTCTGCAACGATTGCGGAGATGTTGCGTTCGTGTTTGATAATGACGGCTGGCTAGAAATTAATCCGTGTGCATGCGTTGATGGCATGTCTGATTTAGAATGGGTGAATGAATAATGGCTAAGCATCCTCCAGTAAGTTCGGCTAAATGGTTTAATGTCTTCACTGATGAAAAGGTAACTATTCATCAAGATCAAAACGATGACATATTTTTTAAAGTAACCCTCACGGGTGCCCGCCCTAAATATTTCTACAACGAAACAGTGTGGAGCGATGTCCCTCGATATGTTGCCGATGAACTAGGCATGGAGTATTGGAGCGTGTTAGATTAATGTATGACTTTATAGGGGCCGTGTTGGGGCTAGGGCTAATTTTTGCCCTAGTCTCACCGATAGGATTCTCAATTTATTTATGGATAAAATCCAGTTAGACGGCGTGTCGCCTTGACAAAAGGCGGCAGGTCCCGTACCTAGGTGCGGGGGCATAAGATCAATTACGTCAAGTCAAAAATACGCCTGGAATTTGTGAGCTTTATCACATAAAATAATTCCGACACGCCGAGGTTTTATAGGTTTGTGTCAGACCTATAAGCTATAATACTCTCATACCAACAACGAAAGGCATGACATGTCAAACATCATCACAGTTCCACACACAGTTACTTTCCTTGCAGAAATCAACATTGACAAGTTGCCTGCAAATCTTCTGCCTGCTCTTATTTCTCTTACAGAGGAGCAACTCACAGCCATGGTTCAGGAAACAACAATTCACGCACTCAAAACTCTTGAGTTCGTAAAGCAAGCCAACGACGGCGGAGGCTGGGCGTTTGTTTCTCTCGCTGAATAAATAATTATGCAGGGGGGCTTGTCACTTGTCAGACCCCCCTGCTATAATACTCCAGTAACAACAACAACTAATAGAACGGAAGCAAAATGACAGTAAATCAGAAGACATACGAAGTAGGCGACCTATTCACAACTCTTTCATCTGGAGTTACAGGGACAATTACTGAAATTGTAAAGAACGCATCTGGCTCGGTGCGTGTTAAATTAGATACACCAAAGGGAGAACGCTGGACAACAGTTTCAGCAGAATCACTTTCATAGTATGGGGCGGAGGGGTTTGTCAGACCCCTCCACTATAATACAACTAACCAAATAAACCAACCAACGAAAGAGGAAAAAATGGCTAGAGCAGTAACAGTTAAGGTAGCAACAGTTAAAGTAATCAAGGCTCTTGAAGATAAGATTACTAATAATGTAAAGGTTGCAGCATCAAACGAAAAGAAGCGTGATGCTTACAAGGTAGCACAAGATAAGTATTTTAAGACAATTCTCAAGGAGTTCAAGGACTCATTGACTATTGACTCAATCAGCAAGCACTCATGGCGTAACTCTCTCTCAGTAAATTATGAGATTGCAAACGGAGTTAAACTTCCTGATGAGCCAGAGATTGAGCGACTAGAAAACGAATTGGGTCAGTACGAAATCCAAGAGATTGAAAATGGTATTCGCATCTTGAAGATGACAGATGAGGATTTCGTTTCAACTTCAACTTTCAAGTCAATCGCACAGTACCTATAAATCCAACGACCTGAGTAAGTCGCCAAACTGCTCACACCTTCGGGTGTCCCTACTAACAAAGGAAACAAAATGCGTAATCGTTATCGCATTGAAATTTATGATGACATCAAATCAAATGATGTCACCATGTATTCGGATCAAGGTGTAGACAAAGAACTGCTCACCGAATATGTATTCAGCAACATCAGTAAGTTCAGCTCAACCGTTCATGCGTATGTTTTTGATTCGCTAAAAAAGAAGAAGACAACCGCAATGTTTATCCCAATGGAAACAGTACAGAATGTCAAAGCTAAAATCGGTAATCAGTTAATCTTATCGTAATAGCAAGAGCTGGGAATCTCTTTAAACTTCCCGCTTGACAATTTTAAAAAATGCCCCCAAATACTGCGGGGGCCTCGATCCATTTAAGTCAAGCACCAAAACACCCTGAAAATTGTGATGTTGCACACATCTCAGTCTATGAGATGGAATCAAATTAGACTATCATTTGTCAGACCCGCCTGTTATAATTGCCTAATCAATCAAACGAAAGAGGAAAATCATGGCTCATAATCTCGAAACTGTTAATGGCGAAGTTGCATTTGCATTGCGTGGCGCACCTGCATGGCATAATCTTGCAAACCGCATCTTCTCACAAGATGAGGAAGTTTCAACTCAACTCATGCTCGATGAAGCTAAACTCTCGAATTGGAATGTTCGACTCTCGCCGCTAACCGATCACGTAGATGAATCTTGGAATGATGTTTCAAATTCTCATCTCGTATTGCGTACCAACCCTTTCAATGGTGGAACTGATGTTCTTGCCAATGTCGGTAAGCGTTATAAGGTAGTTCAGAATGAGGAACTATTTCAATTTGCCGATGCAATTCACGATGCAGACCCTGCATGTCGCTGGGAATCCGCTGGCTCTTTGCGTAATGGCAAAGTTGTGTTCGGTACTGTTGAAATTCCTCGCACAATGGTTCTAGACCCTCAGGGTGCAAACGATGAGACAAAACTCTATCTAATCGTATGGACATCACACGACGGTTCTGTTGCGGTGCAGGCTGCTGTTACACCTGTTCGTGTTGTATGCCAAAACACTTTAAATCTTGCAATGCGTAATGCAAAGCAATCTTTTAAAATCCGTCACACTCAGACCGCTGAGGGTAAAATTCAAATTGCTCGTGAGACTCTTGGGCTTACTCTTGGTTACTTTGATGAGTTTGAAAAGCAGGCTAAGGCACTATTTGAAACTGAAGTTTCAGATAAGAAGTTCCACGAAATTATTCGTGCAATGTATCCAAAGCCTGAAGAAGATAAGTCAAAGCAGGCTCTCACAAAGTGGGAAAATAAAGTCACCTTAATTGATGACATTTATTTCAACTCACCAACTCAGACCAACATCAAGGGTACCGCTTGGGGTGTAGTTAATGCTCTTACTGAACGCATTGATTATTTCCGCTCTGCTCGTGGCAATGGTGAAACACTCATGGCGGGTGCATCAGGATTCGACCCTGTTGTTACCGCTGAGAAGAATAAAATCGTAAAGCAGGTAATGGCTCTGGCGGGCTAAATAAATCATCCTGAGCATGATGTGAAACTGCTCACGCTACGGCGTGTCGACTTGACAAAATTGATCAGAGCCCCCATATATTGAGGGATAAAAATATGTGTTACGTATCACATTTAAAATCGCCCGAAATTTCACCATTTGTCGGTGGGGTCCGCTATAATATGCCACATGACAACGAACTGGAACAAGCACACATATGTATGCAACACATGCGATGGTCTATTTGAAATGACTATCCTATCAACTAGAACAATTGACCAAAAGCTTTGCCCATCTTGTTTTAATACAATGACACTTTTGTCAGTGGTCGATGCTACAATACCTACTCCAACAACGAAAGAGGAAACAATGGACACAACAGCACAGTTCATGCAGTCAAAGATTACAGAACTAATGGAAGAGCTAAAGAAGCATCAGAATTGCGATTACTGGAAGGCAGAAAATGGTCGCATCGGTTCTCAGTTAATTAGTTTGATTAATGATGCTTATGAGAACGAATCAGAGGCATCAGATATTCTTGAAGCGGTTTGTGAGATTATTGATTACAACCCAGTTAAGACTATTCAGTTTGAAGGTGTAATCCATTTCTCTGGTTCAATGGATATTCCACGAAGCGAGGTTGCAGACTTTGATTTAACCCAGGCTCTTGAAGATGTCTATGTAGATATTAACAACGGCAATGTTTGTATCGACAACTATGAACTCTATTCAGTTGAGGAGCCATACTAATGTACTTTGAACTCACCGCTCCGTCTCAGATGGCCCTGAAAGGGGCTATCTGGGAGGCATCAACAATTGGTCTTGACCCAGAAATGATTGGACCATTGACTTTCAACATTGGAACTGGTAGCATTGAGAAAGTATCAAACCTACGTGATAAGTTTAATTTAATTGAATCTTATACATCAGAGTTTGAGCCGACAGGTTACTAGGAAGGAGGAATAATGTCAGACTATAAATCAGGCTTTGAAGATGGCGTAACGTTTGCACGAGAAGTCATCATTGAAAATATTCGTGAATGGGCATCAGAAGTAGAAGAAGTATCAGAAGCACAAATCATGGATGAAATTGCAGATAAGATTGAGAGAGGAACTTCTATTCGTGAGTGAAGACCTAACAAAATGGATCGCCTGCGATAAATGCGGTGACTCCGCTCAAGCTTTATGGCAGATTAAATTAATTAATGGAGAACTATTTTTCTGCGGACACCATAAAAATAAATATGCCGAGGCGCTTGCCAAGGTTGCCTATGAAGTGGTAGAATTGCACCCAGCAAAAGAAGAACAACTAGTAGAGGCGGATATCTAATGGGAGACAGAGCAAACTTCGGATTCAAGCAAAGCAATGGCGATACAATTGTTTTGTACGGGCACTGGGCTGGTTTTGAGATGTTGTCAAAGCTTGCACAAGCTGTAGAACTTGCAGAGCCACGTTGGACAGATGAGTCATATGCTACACGTATTGTTATCTCTAATTTAATTGGAGATGAATGGACCAGCCTAACAGGTTGGGGCCTTTCAGTTAATACAATCCTAGATAACGAGCACAAGATTCCTGTTATTGATTGGCGGACAGGCACCATGTCTCTTCATGAAGAAGGCTCGTGGGATGAAGACACAAAGGTCCGTGGAATGTTGGACGAACCAGTCTTCACAATGACACTAAAGGAATTTGTAAATAAGTATTCCAAAGTGTTAAGTTAATTTAAAATAAAAAGGTGCCTCTACTCAGTCCATTGGGCCAGGGGTTAAATAAAGCAGAGTTCTTTTACTTTCGTTGGTGATACTCTAGCAGCCTTATTAATAGGACTTGACAATGATCATAAAATGCCCCCAAAAGACTGAGGGTATAGTATTTCTTTTACGTTGTCAATAGCAAATCGCCTGAAGTTTTGATCAATTCTGAATGGTGTGGTCCGAATCACAGGACCAAACTATTCCATTTGTCGGTGGTCCAATGTATAATTCTCTTATATCAACGAAAGGATATGAAATGCCAAATTGGGTATCAAATTCAGTTACTATTGAAGGTAAGCCTGAATTAGTTAATCAAATTAAAGAGTTAGTCGCTAAGCCATATGTTATGCCTGTTCAATCTAATGGTGATTTGGCTTATACTGTTAAGGATGTTCCTGTTGATTCCCCGTTTTCTTTTTGGAATGTAATTAAACCAACAGATATGGAAGCATATCCGAAGCAACCTGATTACAAATCAGATTCACCATATTCAGGTAATGACTGGTATTCTTGGAATAATCGTAATTGGGGTGTTAAGTGGGATGCTAATAGTCCTGAATTAGTTCATGATGAGCCAAATGCTGAGAACCATGTTCTTGTATATAACTTTGATACAGCATGGGGTACTCCTAATCCAGTATTCATTGAGTTGTCCCGTCAGTTCCCTTCCGTCTTGATTACAAATGAATATATGGAAGAAACAGGTTGGGGCGGTTCAACAGAGTTTGCTAATGGCAAAGAGTTATCTTCATCTGAATATAACTGGAAGTGCTGGGAATGCAGTTATGAAGAATTAGGTGAGCCACCGTACTGTGAGTCATGTGAGTTCGATATGTGTCCTAAGTGTGGGCATGGAGAGCCAACAGATGAGGACAGAGCAAATTGTCAGACCCATGGTGTAGAATCAGAATCTAAATCAACGGAGGTAGAAGCATGAAGACAGACTACGATTTAACTGTAAAATCTTTAGTTCAGAAAATCTATGATGACCACTTCTCTCATATTGACTTTATGGAAAATATGAACGGCGGAGATTGTGATTGTAATATTCATCAAGCAATGGATTTAATATCAACTTATTGGGAGGCAGAATAATGGAAGAAATGATCGCATATTTAGAGCTTCATGAAATTAGTCTATTACAAGATGCAGATAAGTTTCAGGATATCTTTAATACATATGAAGGTGACTTTGATTCAGATGAGTATCGTCAATTGGAGATAGAGGATATTATGAATACTGGAGAACTTTCTGCAACCCGCCACCTTTTGTCAGTGGCTCGTGATATACTCCTCAAAACGAAAGGGAACTAATGAATACATATGAAATCCACGGCTCTATCAGAGTAGAAGCAATTGACATGGCAACAGCCGAATTCTTGGCTCTAGAAGCATTGGGAAGAAAAGGTTATGAATTACACATCAATGATACAGAGGAGTTGTAATGAGTCCAGATTATAATATCGAGCCCCACCTCCAGCGTCTAATTGACGCAGGTGTTAATGGATTAGATATAATGCATGGAGAACTAAAGAATCTAATGCTAATTGCTGAGCAAGAATTAGCGGAGGCACAAGCAATTGAAGATGAATCAGAAGAAGCAATGGATTCAATGGAACGCACAAGATGTGAAGGCATTCTAGATACCTTAGTTTCATTATATGATTTAACATACCAACTATCATTTGCGATTGGAGCAAAGAATGATTGATAACATACTTAAAGACGCAGTGCGTGACAGTCTTGATTCTATGATTGTAGAATTAGATTTAATGCCAGTATTTCCGTCCCTGGTTTGGCTATGGACATGGGACCAAATTCAATCACAGTACGAGGGAGATAATCTAACTCCCGTATTTGATAAATTCTGGGAGACAGCAGACACGGAAGGCTGGACCCTGGCATATGGTACAGAAGCAATGTCAGAGCACGTAACCGATTGGTTAATTAGAAACGAGTTCATAGGAGAGGAAGACTAATGACAACGACAGACGCATACACCAACGAGGTACTCAGCAAGGCCCAGGAACTCCTGTGGGGTGGGTCCGAGACAGAGAACATCGAGGCACATAACATGATCGCTAAATTAATTAAAGATAGAATGGGTGAGGATTCGTAAGGGCCAAATTTTCCCCTTACGGCAAAAACTTAATAATTGCCTGAAAAAGGTATTGACCAAATCGGCAATATCTTATATAATTAATATACAAATAACTTATCTCGAAAGGATAAAACAAATGACAACAAAGCGTGAATATCTCAAGGCACAGGGCATTACAGTTGGAGTACGTGGTCGTTTCTCAGGAGCTGCTAAGGCAGCTATCCAGGAAGCTCTCACAAAGGGCGTAACCTTCACAGATCCAACTCCAGTCAAGAAGGCCAAGTAATAGGGTTGGGAGGGGGTCAGGTCGGGAAGTCTTGACTCCCTCTCACATTATTGATATAATCCAAGATTGACTAACAGGCGGAGGCGGAATGAAGAAGACAGATGAACAAAAAGCAGTAGAAGCACTAATGAAGGCTCTAGATAATCATTGGTTTCATCCAGGAATCTTTGCTAATCTAATTGTAAATGAACAACCTCTATATACACAAGATAAACTAATGGAACTAATTACTTGGATTATCAAATACCAAGCAAATCGATTCCAAACGGAGGCGGAACATGATATTACCTCAACTGGTCTCATTCTAGCAAATGTCTTGGCGGAAGTAATAGAACAAAATGAATCATATGATTACTAAGGAACGAACAGATTAGATTAATGATCTAAAGATCTATTTCATATCTAAGTATTACTCCTCAAATTGATCCACATGCCACACGGTGTGTGGATCTTTTTGCATTTGACGATCAAATTGTAAGGGCCAAATTTTCTATTTACGAAGAGCTTAAAAATTCGCCCAAGTTTTAGATCAAATTGTATATAAATGTCGACAAATCTATATAGAAATAGATGGTTTTACCTCATTTCATGATCAATTCTGATCAATATGGTAGACATTTTGCCCTATTTTGTCTAGTATTTTATATGATTATTTAGACAAATGTGGGCCAATTTGTCCATTTACGAGGGCTTGACAAATCTCCCTGAAAATGTTCTATTGACAAAAATGGATCAATATGCCCAATGGTTAGACATTAAGGGCTTAAATGTCCATGTTCTATTACTCATATAGCTATTTGTCGATAAATCTATAGTTATCCAGAGCTAATTAATAGTATTTACTTTGCATGCACATAGCAAAATATGCCTATATAAGGTCATAGGAGACGATTTGAGACATGTTTAAAGGCGGGGGATACTAGGATATAGCTCTCTTCTTGGCTAATTTCTTAGCTTTGCTATCTACTTTAGCCAAAGCTGAGCCCATAATCTTTTTTTGATCTTCTATTGTCTTATATATAGATTCTTGGAATGAGTGGCACATCTTGCATAAATCTAACATATCTGGATATTGACTCCAGGCATCTCTATTCTTGGATATTGAACATCCATCACACATTGTCATAATTAATCTCTTTATCTAGTTAGGTAGTAATTGTTACTACATAGACTATTATACATCTTCTGACATTCCCGCCTCAAATCTGTATCTATTTGGATCAGATAAAATAGTCTCAAGTAGACCTTTAGGCACATCATGACATGCATCAATATGTTCTTTAATATGATTAGCTAAAGATATGTCATCTTCAATATTAATTGATTTGCCATATAGGAAGCATGCACAGCAACAGATATCTCCCAGTACGCTAGGATAGATATATATATCAGAATCCCAGAATCTACTATATGCCATTAGTTACTTCCAAAGGCTATTGCCATTATTGTTCCCGCTTCGGGATCCATGGCATCATCTATGCTCTTAATTGACTCTATCTGACAATTGCCATCTTCCCATGCTTTCATAGATTAAGTATATCATTAGCCATTTGATTTAGGCAACTACATTTAGTAGACTAAGGACATGAGCATACATGAGAATAGCGGATTTATAGTAATTGAAGATTTCTTTACGCCAGAGGAAGCAGACTTTCTTTGCCAGTATGCCTTAGATAACTATCAGTCTGATACCCGTGAATTCTACGGATTCTACCCGTTAGGCTCTGATGATCTCATTGATCGATCAAGAGATAACGGCTTTGATGACCAGCGTATCTTTGAGGCTATGAAGCATGCCTTCCACTACTTCAAGGATAACTTTGATATTGTAGGTAATCTAACATTTAATAGAGCACACTTTAATCTAATGTTTGAAGGAGCCATGCTCCATGACCATGCTGACGAGGATCCAAATTCAGCAGGAGAATATGATCAAACAAGAAGAAGCTATATCTTGAGTGCATTCCTTAATGATGATTACGAGGGTGGGCAATTTGCTTTTGAAGATCAAGGAGTTGTATTTACACCTAAAAAGGGTAGCGTAGTATTATTCCCAGGATGGTGCACAAGACATGGAGTACGCAAAGTAACTAAAGGTACAAGAGTTAATATATTAGCAGCATTTCATGACATATTAGCAGAAGAGCAAACTTACACAATTTAAGTCAGGTACTGACAGGATGTCTCTACCGCCGAACTTTTTCACTTTTTGCCGCACTAATTGCGACCTATTTGTGTTTAATTTTACGTTTATATGTAGATACTTTATGTGACTTTAATGGCCTAAGATCATTTAAGGCTTGGGCCTGTCTTGCTGACTCTTCATCAGATATATGATTAGTAGAGTTATTATTAATCTGCTCTATCTTCCGTCTAATTCGATCAGCTTCTTTTATAGCCAGAGCCTTCTCTTCTTCAAGGGATTTACGGCTGTATCTTCTTTTGTATTTATTCCGAGCCATTACCAGACTTCATCCATATCAAATTCAGGGCCATGAGACTCTAATGTATATCTCATTGCTTCTCCTAGGGATTCTGTTGGAATATCATTAAAGTAATATTTGTTCCGCTCTGAACTATATGTCCATGACCGCCAGCCATCACCATCATTCCAATGTAAAGACCCAGGTGTAGTATCTTTTAGGCTTTCTTTAATCATATCGTACATATGAACTTCTGTTGTAACCGCCTCATACAATGGCTTCCAGCTAAATATACGATTAACTAACCAATCAATCATCTGCCAGTCTTTCTAATAGTTCTTTATCCTGCTTACCTAGTTCCGCCACAATATTCTTTAATTGCTTATATCTTTCAAAGTCGAACTCTTTATCAAACTTTTCTTCGCTAGTCATTAAATCCCCCTCAAACTAAACAGATTTTTCCATGAATGAAATGCCCATCCATTGTGGGTACGGTAATAAGTAAGTTCAAATATAGCATACTCAGTCCTTATATGATCAATAACTGTCTTAGTTATATCTGAGGTATTATAGAATTTACCTTGCATTGGTCCATTAATTGCAATCATTGTCCCCTCGCAATACGAACACAGTTTTCAACTATTGGATTATCATGATACTTTTGTGCCCACTCAAGAATTTCTTGAGCAATCTTCTCACGAAGTTCTTGCTCATCATCCTTATACTTATAGCCAATAATATCTCGCCTATCTTTACTCATCTTTGCCTCTCGCAATCTTAATCATTTCTTCACAATCACAGCGACCTTGATCGCATTTAGTTCCCGCCATACATCCAGCCATATGCCAACGGTCAATTTTCTTAGCAATATCTTCTTGTATATAATTAATTACAAAATCAACCTGAGCCCACCAAGTTTCCGCTCCACTATTATGTGTTTTAGGCGGAGTATAAAGATCTGATCTATCCATTACTCTAACTCCTTCTCAATAGCCTGAATAGTTGGGCAAGGATACTCCGCTGAATCAAAGTAATTTAAACACTCATTACAATCTCCCGAGATAGATTCTTTTCTAGGCTTATGCAATTCCACTACTGCACGAAGGGCTGCAATTTTTTTATCTATTTCTATTTTAGATTCAGTTATCATTTCAGTAAAGAAATATGGCTTATCTATCTTTGCTAGCAATTCATCGTGTGTCATTCTTATACCTTTCATTAATAGCCTGTACAATTCCTTCTAATACATTATATAGAATATAGCCGATAATTACAAGGGGACCCCACATAGAAATTAGAAGAGAAACAGCACCTAGCATAATAAATGTAGCGGTATCTAATTCATCCCAAGTATCTAATTCTTCTTTAATGAAAGATTTAAATACATTCTTAAATACAATTAACGAGCAGCCAATCCATAATAGTTTAATTATCATCTGAACCTAATATCCACCATAGGGCTACCGCCACAAATAGTACTCCGCCTACAAATCCTGAGATCCAATGAATCATTGCCTATGCCTTTTCTTTTTACTTACTCTAGTTCTAGATTTAATTATTTCAGAGACTGCCCCATTAAATAATTCTTGCTGTTTTGCATCATCCCATTCATTTTCAAGTGCTACTGTAGATACAGCCTGCTTGATCATAATAAGTTCATTCATGGTTATATTCATTATTCATAATAGTTTTCTGTGTCTGCATACTCGCCATTTTTATTTTGTCTCCAGTATGTACGATTCCTATGACAATTAGAGCATACTATTTCACATTTAGATATCTCTTCAGTAATCTGCTCTATAGTAAAATCTCTTGGCCTTCTCCCGCCAATTGTAAATAGCTTTTCATATCCAGGCAAGTGATCAAACTCTAACATCCAGTAAGGGTAATCTTCTCTACAATCTGTACAACGCTTACCTTGCTTATATTCACGTATAAATGCAATATTACGATGTCTTGATTGCTTTTGCCGATTCTTTGTTTTTTCTTTTTGGCCCTTACCACAATAATAAGATACAGTAGATTTAGAACATCCTAAAATGTCGACAATTTCTCTGTACGACTTACCTTCTGCGTATAAAGATAAAATACTTTCTTTAAGGCTAGGCTCATTATCAATCATTATTATCCTTATCTAAGGCAACCTTATATGTATAGGGGAATGATTGTTTAGTTAAATCTCTTACCGCTTGTGCATACTCTTGAATTTCTTTTTGAGCATCATGTTCTAGTCTCTGATCCAAGAATGTAAGTACCCCTTGAAGGCTTACTGTCCACCGCCAACGAACATACATTCCGTATGCTGGAAGGAATAATCTTGCTTGCTCTGGTGCGATTCCTGCCTCCATTGCTTCATGGTAAAGCTTATTACCTGCTTCTACTGTGTCAAACAACTTATTTGTAAAGTATCCGCCAACATCAGAATCTAATACTGGGCCAGAGCCTTGCTTACTATTTTCTGGCTTTGAGCGCCATTCTGATCCCTTTGGGATATAAAACTCTTCATTCTCTGTGATATAGCGCCTAGAAGACTCATTCCAGCCATTTTGATCATCAACATGGGTAGAAGATACAGCATACTTCCACCACTGTCTAGCGACCACCAAAGGTGCATAAACTTCAAATGTCATTGCTGCATGTCTAAATGGGGAGGTGTGCTTTTCATCCCATAAAAATTTAATTAACTTAGCGTCCTTTTCAGACATATCGTCTGACTCTTTATCATAAGACACTCTTGCAGCATTGGCAATAGATAAATCGCTACCTAGAGTATCAACTAATCTAACATATCCTTTATCAAGCACATCAATTTTCAATTTAAACCCTTTTCTTTTAGTCAATCAATAGTGATATAATAGTATATTATGTTCAACTTGTCAACGGTTCCAGCAATATTTATACCAGATTCTGAATTAAATTCAGCGTCAATTAAAACAAATAACTTTATGGTTGATTTAATCAGTAATGATAAAATCATAGATGGGGTAAATTTCTTTACCAATAATTCTTTAAAGCAACAATATTCAGCTTACGATCTAGCTTACGGAGATGTATTATTAAATAAGCTTGGTCTAGGATACATGCCATTATGGATAGCGTCTAAGGATAATGTATCTACTGTAACTGTAGTTGAGTCTGATCTAGATATAATAAATCTATTTCTATCCAATAATGCCCTCCCTGATAATATGACTATCATTCATGATGATCCAAAGTCTTTTGAGTCCTCCCACCATTTTGACTTTGCATACCTAGATCATAACGCATATGATTTAAACAGTCAGTTTATACATAAAGACTATATCAACTCTTTTATTCGTTCATTTAATCAGAATGTACCTGACTGCACTAATGTTTGGTTTTATGGGATCGAGCAGCTATTTGCACAAAGCATAGTTCCTTTAACACACCACCTTAAAGCTGCTGGAACAATATTTAAGAGACCACACGAGGGAGTTCCAGAAACCGAATGCTGTTGCTGGGACGTAATAATTGCAGCACATATAGGAAGATATGGAATAGACTTTTATGATTCATGGAGCAACTTTATTAAATTTAATTTACCGCAATTAAAAGTTCCTTCAATCACAAAAGATAAACTAAACGAATACATCTACACATACTATCAAAAGATAGGATATGGCTCTCTCCCCTGGATTCGAACCAAGATTGCCTGAGCCAAAATCAGGAGTCCTACCGTTGGACGAAGAGAGAACGAGTCCGTCATCTTGGAATCGAACCAAGCATGCTATCAGCGGGGGATTTACAGTCCCCTGTCCCACCTTGGAACATATGACGGAAAGCGGAAGTAATAGGATTCGAACCTATGGATCTTTCGATCTACGATTTAGCAAACCGTTGCATTCGACCACTCTGCCATACTTCCATTATGTCGGGTCAGTTTATAGATTCCACACTGTAAGGACATTAACCGAATCCCCCGACGAGATCGTGCAGTAGACTCCTAGTTGCCCCTGCAATTTGCGTAAGCAGTCGACGTTCAGTTTAATAGCTAGTTAAACTATAGTCTGCAATACAAATGTTACCCGCAGAGTCTCTAGGAGTCGAACCTAGGCTTACCGCTTTGGAGACGGTAGTGCTTCCGTAACACTTAGACCCTAAATCCCTATCCTGTAAGAAGTTCAACGCCAATTTAATGGGACAACTTCTATGTTGCAGTAGGGCTGATTAATAAGTCTACGAGCAAACTAACTTACTAATCTGATATATGAGGCTTTACATAAGCTCGTTGGCCTCCAGTTGTCCCCGTCGGGAGTCAGTCTATACACCTGCCACTCAACCTTAATATCGTGCATCAAGTAGGACTCGAACCTACAACCATCAGTTCCTAAGACTGACGCCTCTACCATTTGGGCTATTGACGCTTGGCGACCCCAACGAGACTTGAACTCGCAACCTCTACCGTGACAGGGTAGCGCTCTAACCAATTGAGCTATGAGATCAAACAGATAGCCCATACTTGCACTGCAGAGGTATGGGCCTTGTTATGTTTTATTATAACTTATTTATTTCTGTGTGTCAAGCACTAAGAATTTTTGCTAAAGCATTTACTGTTGCAGCAATTCTTCCTAGGTCCCTTAATTGTTCTGAGGCATATCCCTCATTGCGAAGAGTATCTGCATGACCAGTCACGCAGAAGTGGCACTTACCAATAATGGAAGCAATCAATGCATAAGATTCAAACTTTGCCTTGGTACTTCCACCGTGGGTAGCAATAGAATTCATTCTTAGCTGAGCTGGGAGCCCGCTAACATTTGCATCTCCAAGCATCTCTAGGTATGGGTACCAGATATTATTCTGCGCCATGATTGCTCCAGCAGTTAGGGCCGCATTTCTTTCAGTCTCATCAGATACACCTGCTGCAATAAACTGAATTAGTTTTGCATTTCCTGTTTGAACTGCTGCTGCCAATGCAAGTGCTGAGGCATATTCTGGATCAAATGAGCTTCTATTAATTACTGCATCAAGATTAAGCTTGATATCCTTGGCGTACTCTGGCAAGGATTCCTTAAGAGTATCTACCCAAGACATTATAGAGTTGCCCCGCCTACAGTACGATTACATGCACATAGCTCTCCTGTTTGAAGAGCATCAAGAATTCTTAATGTCTCCTCTGGGCTACGTCCAACATCTAAATTATTTACAGTTACATGCTGGATAACATCATTTGGATCCACAATAAATGTAGCACGAAGGGCCACTCCCTGTGGAGTCAAGATACCTAGCTGCTCTGCCAAGCCGCTTACAGCTGTATCAGTTTCTGCATCATATGACCATCCACGTACTTGATCTGCAAACATCCATGAGTTTGTTTTTGCTAGATCTGGATGAGCATTTCGCCATGCAACCTTACAGAATTCATTATCTGTTGAGCCCGTCATAAGAACTGCATCACGATCATTGAAGTCTTCAACTAACTTATCATACGCAACGATCTCAGTTGGACATACAAATGTAAAGTCCTTTGGATAAAATACAATAACCTTCCACTTACCAGGAAATGACTTCTCATTGATGACTTCAAAAACATCATCTGCTGAATCTAGTCTACCTGGCTTTACGCCAACAACATTAAAGTTGCTTAACTTGTCTCCTACTGTCTTCATTTTTTTCCTTTGTATAAGATTAATTGTACTTTTATACAATTAATTAAATTAATGCTTGTCTTTTATTCTACGCCATCTTCCATACTTAGTTGGAACTGTAGCGCCTATATACTCTTGCCCTGTTTCAAGATCAATAAGCAACCATTTACCTGGAGCTTTAGTATGAATAGTTAAATCTACAGCCTTTTCAAACTCTTCAACTTCTGCACCCTGATACATTCTAGGCAAAAAGCTATATACTCCGTCAAGTAGTTTTCTCATTTTTAGATTATATCAATTAATCAATATACTGTAAAGGGATCATTGCGTCACATCTTGTGCAATGATTATATGTCTGTCCAGTATATGAACATGAGCCAGCAAACTCTTCCTTGTGACCCTTAATCTTACAAATTAATCTATTAATCACTGCTGTACCGCTAAGATATTTTTGCTAGTAATGAGCAAATACTTTTTGCCATCCTCATCTTCAATATCTGTTCCAGCGTGATCTGGGTAAAATACAGTGTGGCCTACTTTAAGCTCTGCAATAGGAATAATGTCTCCTAGGTAGTTTTGCTCTCCATTACCCATAGCAACAATTGTTCCCTTCTTGGGACCCTGCTCCATAAATGATGCTGAAATAACTAATCCAGTAGACGTTGTTTTGTCTCCAGTTTCAATCTTTTCTATCAAAATCATATTGCCCAGTGGCTTAATCATTTACTTCTACTTCCTTTACAATCTTGTCCGCTGTCATTCTATCAAAATATTTATTGCCCACCGCTTCACGATTTGAAGTTAGCTTGAGGCCATGCCCGTACTTATAAAATAAACGCTTTAAGTACTGCTCGTGCTCACGCTTTTTATTAGCTCTTTTAACTATCTTATCAGATCTCTTACTCATTGCTTAGCCTTTCTATCAGCTCTTTATCCTCCACAGCAATTAATTTAATTACCGCCTCTAAATCAAACTCTCTATCAAAATCACTACTGCTCATTTGGTGCATGCTTTTCGCCTTTCCAATGGTGTGTAATCAGCATTTTTCTTCCTTTTGTTATATTTAAAGACTCGTGCAAGTAAGGAAGCTTAGATGGGAACATAACTATGCTTCCCGCCTGTGGCTTGATCTTCACATCCTGATTGTTAAAATAAATCTCTCCACCTTCGTAATCATCATTTAAATAAACAACTATAGTAAATCTAATATCGCTATTAAATTCATTCCAGTCGACGTGAGGACCCATATGTCGATTTTCAAAGTATTTGTTTATACCAAACTTTGTTTGCTCATGATTTAATGCAAAAACTGCATATTCTAAATCAACTGGGCTAATTCCATATATCTCTGAATACTTTGATGCACATTGTGCCATGTAGTCAGTTAGAGATTGAATAAGATAAGCTGATCTACTCTTAATGTCTAGATCAGATTCTTCCTCAAGCAAACTTCTTCTCAATGACTTAAAGCTTCCGTATTCATGGGTATCGTTATGTGCATACCACACTTCCCAAGGAGAAACTGCTTTGCTTCCTAAAGACTCAATAAGTTCAATTATTTCTTTGATATTGGTTATAACGCCTTTAAAATAAACAATATTCTCATGTGGAATTTCATAATCCATTAAATGTCTCCAATCAGAGCTACATACTTTTGTCATATCCCTCAGGAACATATCCATCTGAAAGGATGAACCCTGGGATAATATACTTTGCACCGCTCTTCATAATATGAACTTGGTGTCTGTAAGGAGCTACTGAAGGAAAAATCAAAGCTTCTCCAGCTTTTGGCTTAAGATAGAAATCAACCTTGTCTTTGTTCTCTGGAGCATTGATATCAGACAATGGTCTATACTTACCATTTTCTGGAAGTCTAAGATCAGGCTCTCTGATGATGAATGAGATTTCGCCGCCTTCATAGTCATCATTCAAATAAAGGATAATTGAATATCTAAGAGTTTCATCTCCAGCCTGTGCATCAAAGTGTGCACCCATTTCACAACCAGTAAGGTACTTTGCAACACCGACAAATGGAGAAACGTTAGGAACAATGTCTAGGCCTTTATCTTTTACAAAAGCCTCTGCAACCTTTTTAATTGCACCTTGAACAGTATTGATGATGTACTCAGCTTTTTCTCTATTTTCTGGATCAAGCTTATCTAGATTTTCCATACGAACATCTTTTTTTCTTCCAAAGTTTACTCCGTCAGAACTACTAGACTCCCAGTTCTTATAAACAGGAACTACTTCATTAATGCCTGGATTATTTTCTGTATCCTCAAATGCATTTACAAGTGCAGCAGGGTCTTCCAAAACATTAGTATAGTAATATACATTCTCATGTAGTTTTTCTTTTAGTTCCATTTTTATCTCCTTTAAATAATAAACAGCTGATAAAGCTTCACTGTCCTATAGTACCATATGTCCACTTTTTATTCAACACCCCGCCTATTTATTTATTATAGCATAAATGATATACTTATAAAATGGACCATCAAATATTAATTAAAAATAAGTTTGTATCAGAATCAGACTGCAAAGAGATAATCAACTTCATTGAATCTAATATAAACTTATTTAGCACTGGGCCTAAAAGACTTCTATTCACCCTACCATTTGGAAAAGACGGGTATCACAATGAATCTAGATTTGATTTAAAGCTAGTAGATCCAATTAAAGATTTAGTTTATAAGTATTTTGATCTAGTGATAGCTCATGTAAAAGAAACATATAACGACAACTCTGAGCTTTATGTAAATTCATTTTGGCTTGCAAAACAAAAAGCTGGCGGAATAATTCCAATTCATGGTGATAATGATCAAGGCAACAATAAGCAGTTTAAGTATAGCTGCGGCACTTATCTAAAAACAATGACTCTGGATGGAACTTTAGATTTTGAAAAGCTGGGATACATTTATTCTCCAGTCGAGGGTGATCTAGTAACCTGGCCCTCTCAAGATCCAATATACGACCATGTTGTTAACAAAGTTTCTGAAGATAGATATAGCATGCTTTTTTGGCTAACCGAAGATCCAGAATTTAATATCCTCTCTAGCTAAAATACTTAGTCCAGTCTCCATCTTCACTATACCAGTATGCCAGTGTGTACCTGTTTCCGTTTAAAACTTTACTTACGCCATGTAGGTACTCTTCGCTATTAGCTGGGAACATAATCAAGTCTCCCTTTTTAGGAGAATAAGAGTATCCAATATTAGGGAAATATATTTCCCCGCCTTCATATAAATCATTTAGGTAAACAACAGCAGCATATTTTAAGTAATCAAATAAGCCATAATCATTTATTGTATCAATATGCGGCTGCATCTCATACCCTTCATGAGATACGAATATTCCGTAGTCTGTAGTAAATAGATCATATCCTGGATCTTCATACCTTTGAACTAATTCTTTTACTGCTAGAGCATATTCTTGTGTTAAATTATTAATAACTTTGTCATCATATCTCATTAGCCTATGCTTTAAAAGTCCTCTAGGCTCAAGGTTAAAGTTATCCCATAAATGATCTATATGGGAAACTAAACGATTACAATCGCCATCTCTCATAAAATTATTTATTACTACTACATCATTCACTAATTCTTCCCCACTGAATATTATTCCAGCCTCGTTCGTGTGAATAATAAATAAAAACTTTAACTACTGTTTCCCAAAATGCGATTGCTCCTGAAAGAGTAGCATCTCCAGTCAGAACATAAGCAACAACGAATGAGGATAAGGTTCCCCAAATTCTATAGCTAAGAGCCTTTACAAATGATCTAGCTTTAGTTACTTTCATTTTTATCACCAAAGTAGAATCTTTCTTCAACATCTGCTAGATTGTTTTCAAATACCCAATTCTTTACGCTTTTGAGTAGCACTAATAGCTTCAATTTCATCTCCTAACTTGACCTGCTCAATCTTATATCCGACATCACGACCATAAACAATGTTAGTGATATTAGGAAGTTTAAGGACTAATGCGTCATCCATCACTGGATCCTTTGCAATATATTCTTTTACCTCATTAAATAACAATGGATCTTTTTTACTTGTATGATAAGTATTACGTACTCCAAGAAGAACTTGCTTGGTTTTTTTGCCCGCCTCTTCATACAAAGCATGGTGACCCTCATGCCATGGTTGATATCTGCCTAGCATAAGAGTAGTTGGCTCACGCCAATCGTGTAGGCCAAAATCAACTGTTGCTATTCTGGCAGCAAGCTCATATTCTGTTAAATCATCAAATGTTAAATCTGGGTAAGTTGGTGTTTCCCACATTGCTGTCGTATCTGGAAAGTCACGAACTGGCTTGCGATTCATCCAGATCACTTTGTCTGGCTTACCAAATGCTGCTCTTGTTTCTTCTGTGGGATTAACAAAATCCACAACTACAAGGTATCCCTGCTTAGATAGAAGTCGTGACAATGCGCCCATACGTCTAGCTTGCTCAATACGATCCTCTGGAGCAAAGCCTAAATCTTTATTTAGCTCTGCTCTTACTTCATCTGCGTTAAGATGTATTGCATTAATTCTGTCAGCTAATTCTTTTGCTAAAGTTGTTTTTCCTGACCCTGGCAGGCCTATAATCTGAATAATCATTTATTCTCTTTCTGTTAAAACTAAATACCCTATATATAGATTATACTATATATAGGGCAGATAGGCAATGCTTATTATACTTTTTTTCTACCAGTTTTTTTAGGTGGCTTTGGAGCTGTACTAGTCTCTCTGCGTATACCATGCTTATTTTGATCTATTTTAATTCCAGACTTAAATCCCTGCTTAGGGTTTTTTCTGGTAGCATCATTGCTGGTTACTGCACCCGCTGGTGAAGAGTTTGGTGCTGGCACCATACCTGTTCCATCCATCGACATTAATCCATATCCATTCCGTTAGGGCCCTTAGGCTCTGCCATTTCATGCATCGATCCTTCTTCAACTTCTGCTCCGAGAGTATTCATTGAATCAGTTCCAAACATCATTGGGCTACTCATTTGTCCTGGACCAACGTCATAGACATTTTGATTTGGCATTGCTTCGCCCATAAAGGCTTCTTTGCCGCATCCACACATGGCGCACATTATTACTTACCGCCGTTATTAAGGCCTGCACCATCCTGTGAAGACTTATCTGTTGGTGAAAAGTTCTTGTTAGGTGCTGCTGCATATTGCTGTGGAGCTACGTTGTTTTTACCTGCTGGCTTAGCAGCTTCAAAGCCACCGCCTGCGATACCGTTTGCTGTTGTCATTTTATTTCTCCTATAGGTTATTAATTTAGATGGGTCTAGAATGCCATCTATGAATCTATTATAGCATTTAGTTGATTAAGATCTATACTTCTTATCCCAGCAATTATTGCACATTTCAATAATATTGCCAGTATCATTAGCTCCTAGCTTTTTAGCTGGACTACTACATCCCTTAACGCCACAAATGTCTTCAAAATTCACTACTTACTTCCCTGTGCCTTTTGGCCTCTATAGCCAGTCTTTTTAATGTTCATTGATCCTGGTTTCTTCTGTCCGCTTGCATAGGTTCCAGCTTGTCTTTGAGCCAAAGCTCTTTGTAATTTATCTAAGTGCTTTCCCATTACTTAACCTTATTTCCAAATTTTGCCCATACTCTTTCATGTAAAAAGTATCCTATCATTTCGCATGTTGTGTAAATTATTGCAAATGATCCAGCATATTCCCAGTGTGCCTCTCCTGTAATAGCTTTTTCAAAAAAATATACAAGGGTTCCAACAAATCCTATATGTATTGCTGGCCATGTGATTGATTTATAAAAACTTCTCTTATTTGATTCCATGTCTCTATTCTATCATTTAAATATTAAAGGGGCAAGATCCGAAGATCCTGCCCCTTTAATTGAAGTTAATTACTTCTTAAGAGCAACCTTAGCCTTTGGATTCTTAGCATTCCACTTCTTAGCAAGAGCATTATACTCTGCCTTGTAAGCTGCTGCTGCGAGTTCCGCTGCTGCCTTTGCTGTAACCGCATCTGCTGCAGCCTTGTCAACTGCTGCCTTAGTTACTGCATGTGCTGCCTTTTCTGCTGCAAGAGCAGACTGTGCTGCTGCTAGCTCTGCCTTAACAGATGCAAGAACGTCTGCTGGATTTGTAACAATCGCAAACTTTGAAACAGACTTAGCTGCTGGTGCAAGACCTGCAACATCTGTTGCTGTGATATTGACTGCAAGCGCTACAGTACCAACTGCAGCTGGTGCTGTAAGGTCAAAAACAAATGTTCCTGTTGCTGTGTCAGACACGGATACTGCACCTACGGTTGCATTGATTGCTGAAACTATTGGAACAGTTGTAACAACTGGGTTTCCAAAAATATCTGTTGTCTTTGCATATACCTTGTTGACTGTTGAAACTGCTGCTGAGTCTGCACCAACTACTGAAAGATTGTATGCTGCCCCTGCAGAACCCTTAACATAATAGGTTGTTGTATTTCCGCCAACAGTTACTACTACTGTTGCTGCAGAAACTGACTTTGTAAATACATAGAAATCGGCAGTTGTGCCTGTTCCTGTATTAATAGAAAGTGTTGAAGTACCTGCTGATGCAGTTACTGGTGTTGATACTGTTGCAAGTGCTGGAACAATTGATGCTCCGTTTGCTGTTGCTGAAACAACTGTGCCTGTGTCAAGACCTGTTACTGCGATCTTGAGAGCATCTGCTGAATCAACTGAGTTGTCTGCTGGTACTGGCAAAACAACTGGATTAGATGCAACGGTACCAGTTGAAACTGATGATCCGCCTACCGTGAGAGTTGTTGTTGCTGCACTAGCAGGTGTAGCGACGATTGTTGCAATAGACATAGCTGCAACTACGCCAACTGCGATTTTCTTAAATGACTTCATTTAATTTATTCTCCTTTTCAATCTGCCTCTTTTTGAGCACAGAATTCTAATTGTATTCATTTATCTTTACATGGAAAGAGCATGGGTCTCCACCCTCTGACCATTCTAAATCTTCTTCCTCTGTTAATGGAGGACCTTCATGCGTATCGCAAAATACATGAGATACCCAATCTTTTTTTTGACCATACTCTAGCCACTCTACAAAAGTTAGATCCATTCCTGAATCTCCTTAAGAATAACGTGCTTTGGCTTTGCACCAATAACAGTATGAACTTGTTTTCCGCCCTTAAATAATACCATGCTTGGGATGGAAGATATAGCAAAAAGATTAGATTTCACTGGATTCTCATCAACATTTAACTTACCAATGAGTACTAGCCCCTCTGAATCAATTTCCTCTAGGATCGGAAGCATCTTTTTGCATGGACCGCACCATTCTGCCCAGAAGTCAACAAGAATCGTATCATTGTTCTCCAGGGCTTGGTCAAACGTGCTATCTGTTAATGTAAGCATTACTGGTCCTTTAGCTCATCTGCTGCTGCATTGAACTTATTCATAAATGTTTGCACAACCCAAATTGCAGTCTCGTTAGCATTTTGTCCTAGTGCTGCAGATACCTCTTCGGTTCGCTCTTCAATTGCAAGTGCGTTATACCATTTCTGATAAAGTTCTACACCTATATCCTTGATAATTCCTTCTAATACTGTTAACTTATTACTTTCCATTGACTGCCCCCTGTAAGTTAATTAGCTTTGCAGATTTAATCTTTGAGCTAAATGTGTTCTTTGAAGTTCTTGAAATTAAATCAACAATTTGCTGATAAGAATAGTCTTTATGAGACTGCTTAATTTGAATCCATTGTGCTGCAGCAACCTGAACTGCAACAGATGTTCCTGCAGCGTTTGCTTCCACACTTCCTGGCAAAACAACTTTAGTGGCACCTAGTGCATAGAAATCAATCTTTACAGGATCGTAATTACTGTAGATTGCAATCTCATCATATTGATCAGTAGCACCAATTGCAATAGACTCATCAATGCATGCTGGCCAGTCAATACGACTATAATCTCTACCGTTACCTGCTGGGAAAAATGTTGGGACATTCATACCAACAAGTGTTTGAATCTTTGATTTTGTTACTGGCGTGTTAGGACAATAGTTTGCTCCCAAACTAACTGGAAAATCATGTCGACCCTGTGACATAGACACCGCTTGAATATTAAACTTTTCCTTATTGTCGATTACCCATTGCAATGCATTGTATACTGTTTTTTCAGAAGTTAGTTGTCTAACTCCAGTTGGTGTAGCACCAATAATTCTAATAAATACAATTTGCATATTTGGATTTGTCTTTACTGCCACAGAAGTCATCTGGGTCCCATGGTCAAAGCCATTCTTATTAATGATATTATAAGAAAGCAATGCAGCACCAGGGCCTTCCATGTAGCTTTTGCCATTTGGACATGTATTCCAGTCTAGCATACATACCTCATACACAATCTTACCTGGAAGAATGTTTAGGTTGGTATCCAAAGCGGTATCAATAACAGCAAGTGTTGGTAGCTTTTCTTCTACTGTATTGTTTTTGATTGCAGCGTTTGCATTTGTTGTTGCAGTAATAAGTACGGCGATAAATGCCGATAGTAGTTTTTTGTTCATATACGAATTCTACTAATTAAAGCAGAATCTGTCAATAGGTTATTCTGACTCTCTTTTGTACCATTTTTGTGCATCAAGATCTGGCATTGGTGTATTGGAGCTTTCAATAACTGAATTAAATGCAGCATTTAAAATTTCAATTTGCATCTCCATGCGTACCATCTGAAGCTCAAGGATTCGCATTCTTTCTGATTTTCTCATTACATACTCTCTCTGTCTAGTGGGGTTGGCGCTGTTGCTAGATTACCACAATTAGCGCATTCCATGTCTAAGAAATAAGTTGATATTTCATAGTTATCAAAAACGACTTTTACATCAAAAACTTCTGAGCCGCATACACACATATGTGTTGGCGTACCCCGTAAGTCCATTTGATCTTGTCCAACCCTAAGCTCTTCAAGATCATCTTTACTGAAAACTAAAAGCTCATAGTCTCTAAAAAATAGTTTAATCGCCTTGTATATTCTATAAGATACATAAGCCGCAATAAGCAAAAATAGTTCTCTCATGAATCTATTATACTCTAGACTTGAATGTATGTAAAGGGTGGAGCTACACTCATAGAAAACTCTGTTGCAGCTTCTAAAGCCACCTTCATACGCATTTTAGGGTTCTTTTGATTCTTTGTTGCATATAATGCACCTAGAGCAAACATTGCCCCAGAGCCTTCTGCCATATAATTAACTACGGCTTCTCCAACATGGAAGTCTTCATCTACAGTAAAGACTCTACCTTCTACCCCTACAATAAAAATTCCGCCTTCCGCATCTTGTCCTGGGGAATGACTACCAAAACCATGTTGAGAAAATGCATCTTTAATTGAATCAATAAACTTAGTTCTCATAAATTTATCTAAACCAGAGTTTGTTTTTGTTGGAGTGTACTTTGGTGGTGTCCAGTTATACTGAAGTATCTGACCCATTCTAAAAGAATCAGTAAAACCTATTCCGTATTGTCCGACTTTAAAGACCTTTGGTTCTTTTCTTGATATGATCCAGCCAGACTTATCATCAGATGCGGCATGGTCGGATCCCATATAAACTGTACCATTTTGGGCAATAGCTACTATACATGTCATGTTACCAGTATACTATTTTTAAATTCGAAGGGCTAGCACTACTTTATTTTGTAATTAATTAAAGATAATTGAATTAAAGTCTCTTCAAGCTCAGATCTGACAGATATTAATTCTTGGATTGTGACATAATATTTATCTTTCCACTCAGCCAAGTCTTTTTCTAACTGATATAGCTTAATTTGAAGATCTTTTAGCTCTAGCATTAATAAATCATGCTCCCGCTCAGAAGACCTTATTTTTTCTTTTTTACGATCAAATACAGCTGCAACAATAGAAACCCCCATACCGCTAATAAAAGCAGAAATAAGCGTTAATATTACTACTGAATAATTACTCATTATGTAGCAATTATACCGTAATTATATATATAATTAAACTAATAGCTCTTCAGCTGTAATTGATTCTCCAACATATCTTTTCTTTATTACAAAGTCTCTAACCAATTCGGCTCCATGCTGTCTTCCAGCCAGGATAATAACCCATCTTGGCTCAAACTTTGAATTAACACAGGTTTCACACATAAATAAGTTAATATCAAGTAAAGATGACTTTTTAACATCAAGCTTATTCTTTGTTTTATTGCATGAGTAGCATAAAATTTTTTCCATTATTATTTCACCTCTTGGCATTTTGTTGCTTTAAAGAAACGAACATGATCGAATCTAATATTGTCTTGCGAAAATAATTTAGCAAATTCATTAACTAAATCTTGGTAAACTAAAAAATCCATCTTATCCATAAATGAAAGCAATATGGACTCTGCTTTTATATAGTCTGCTTTAACAAATGTACATTCTCCAGCAGGTGGTCGTCTCAATACCTTTTCATTTATTTTCCCATTAGGCTCGTATAGCCTTACAGTTAAATAGTCTTTTGCAAAACCCCAGTCCTTATATCTTCCATAAGCCTCTGAAGCAGTTATAGCATCATTAAAGTAATATATGGATCTTTCTGGGTACTCCCCATCACGAGCAATTGTAAGCATAAAAGAATAATTATTTAATGAGGCATTATTTAAGTAATCAGATACTCTTGCTTCATTTCCCATATTTAAAGACTCGCTCATCATTCCTCCGTGTGTTCAAATACAATCTCATTAACTATACCAAAGTCGGAGTTGTCCATAGTCTCTTCTATCTCTACCCCATTCTTAACATACTTAACTATAGATGCAAATGCACCGAGCTTTTCTACTGTGCCGTAGCATTGCTCATCGTATATAATAACAATAGCAATTCTGTCATAGTACTCTTTCACTTGGCGCACCCTCCAGTTCGCATCTAACACCATAAGACTCAATTAATAATTTTACCTTCATTACATAATCAATAACCATTTCTTTTTTTACTCCATGATACTGTATAAAGTTATCTTCGTAAAGCCTGATAGATAAAAATTCTGGATACATTACGATATCCATCATCAGATCTGGCACTGGCTTTTTAACTTCACGGACTCTTTTTTTCATTTCATCTGTATAAAATACTGGCTTATTAGGCTCACCCGTCCATTGATTTATTCCGTGTTTAAAATGATTTTTATTTTTATCAATATACATGCTTTTTCCTTAATGCCTTCCATATTTCTTGATTTTTGTGAAGATTCTTTGTTTTATCAATCGAGCCAGAAGACAAGAAGACTCCGCCCCAAACCCCATACTCATCATTATCGACACCTGCCTCATAGCATATCTTTGTTACTGGGCAAGATAAGCATGCCTGATCAATATTTTTTGCTATGTTTTGATTTGTCTCGTAGGTATCATAGAAAAGATTGGTATCCATTCCTCTGCATGCAGACAAATGCCACCAACTAAGGTTGCTTTGATCTACACCTAAATTATCTAAAATATTTGACATACTTCTTTGGCAGCTTCCAGATTCCTTTATCGTCAGCAGATATCTTCTCTGCCTTACCCCATGCATCGTTGCGATACATGCCTTTTACATCTGTATAACCGCCACTATCTTTGTTCCAGATAACTAAATCATAGTTATTCCAAAACGAGTCTTGCTTTTTTTGCTTGCATCTATCTATAAATACCTCAACACCTTTAAGCGTTAAATGTAGCATCTCTCCATACTTTCTCTGTACCCGAAGTCGGACTTGAACCGACATGCTGTGAAGCAGCAAATTTTAAGTCTGCCGTGTATACCTATTCCACCATTCGGGCATACGCTGGTCCACCAGGTCTCGATCCTGGGACATCCGAATTAACAGTTCGGCGCTCTACCATCTGAGCTATGGACCATCAAGATGCACAAACTGCAGCATCTTGTATAATTATACATGAATTACTGCAGCTGTGTCAATACTTTTAGAATGTTCTTTTATTAAACTTATTTGGATCAAACATATTGCTCCAAGATGACTTTTTAACTTCAGGAACATCAGATTTTTCTATTGGTACGCAATTAGGAACCATCTTTCCGCCTTTATCTTTCATTCCAACTTGCTTGTATCCAGTCCAGCACTTTTGCATATCGTTATCCCATTTGTCTTCATCTGGAGAATCTGACTTGTAGGTCTCATTCTTACGCTCTGCCTCTAGATCTGTTTGCCCATCTACCTTGCTGACTGGCCAATTTACATTATCTTCTTCTGGATTACCGATGGGTGCTGGATTAGCAGGAGTTACTTCAATTTCATCTTCTTGTTCTAGCTCTAGCTCTTCTGTTTCGATCATACCTATAATTATTTCTTGAAGCTCTTTTACAACTTCAAGTAAGGTTTCTTTAGAAACTTCTGGCTTTACAGCCTTTTCAATATTATTTTCCATAACTCCTACTTCTCCTTAATAGTAACTATATTGACCTTTTTAATTTCATCGTCTATATTAAAAATGTCATGTACATAATCAGCGGCATCATCAGAATTAAAAGCATTAACTTCAATTTCTACATCTAATTTGACCTTATATGTATTCATAGTACTAGTATACCATTTTATTCTGCTTTTGTGGCTTTTTTGTCCACAGAAGAGAATGCAGCATTAATTTCATCAATTGTAAGCTTGCCATCATCAAGGAAACCACGGGCAAGTCTTTCTACTACTGTAGCGACTCCCAATGTGCCAGCTAGGACAACTGCCTTGACTGTGCTAATTCCTACTACTGCACCTGCTCCAATTACCGAAAGTCCTGATGCTGCAAATACTGCAACAATACGCATAAATATATTATTTAGGCTTGCTATTGCTCCTCCACCAACATGGGTGGGCTCTTCTATCTTTTTTCTGCTCATTTTATTCCTCCTTATTTCTTATTGGATATGTTAATATCCATGTTACTGTTGTAAACAATATTCCGTAACCAACAACAGTTTTTGCACTTCCGTCCAAAACTACCCAAGCGATAAACATTCCCAAAAGGGTCCATTGTTGATCAAGGATATCTTTGATTAGTTTTACCATTTTTCGTTCCTCCTTGAACCACCTGAATTTGCACCACTACTTGAACCACCTGAAGGAG